AATAGTGGATGATACAAGCACGGATGATGCTACCAAACCTCTTTCTGCAAGACAAGGAAAATTTCTAAGCGATGAAATTACTAATGTAGAAAATAGCGTTCAAGACATATATGCAGAAATTCCTACTAAGACTTCTCAACTTACTAATGATAGCAATTATGTTACAACTAATAATGTTTTAACTAAAACTAATACTACTGAATATAATCCTGTTGGAGAATATCATCCTGCTACTAAAAAATATGTTGACGGTAAACATACTATATTTACTATTACTGAAGAAGCTCATCAACAACTAATTTCAAATCAATTTATTAAAGGTGAAGAAGCTGAAACTAAAATAAATCTTATTTTCCAAAACGTTGAAGTTTTTAAAGCTATTGTAACGCATTTATTAAAAGATAATATTTTATTCTTTAAAATTACAGAAAAAGAAATATTTAAAGTAAGTACAGCTCATGTTTATTGCAATCCTGATAATGGTTCTTATGAACTTTCGTTTATTTATATTTATACTTCTATTGCTGATGCTGATAATGTTTCTATAATTACAAAAAGAATTTTTATTGCTATTAATTCAACAAAATCAAACTTTTTTATAGTTCAAGATTTAGTTCAGTCTGATAATATTAATGCTCTTACTAAGAAAACTAAATCTGAATATGACTCTATCAATCCTAAGAGCGATAATACAATGTATGCTGTAACTGAATAAAAATTTAAAGATATGGATAGTAATTTAAAAGTTGGTTCTAATAATACAGGATTGTTTGTTGGTAATACTGAAATCTTGGGTGAGGGAGGAGTAGCAAATTTACTAAAGTATATTACTATTTCTCCTGATTTTGCTGGCTCATCCAAAGAGGGGAACATCAGAGTATTGGTAGTCAATTTAAGTGACAATGAAGATATAATACTATATAGAGGAAATAATAAAGATATTATTCATCAAACTAATATTCCCAAACAGTATATAGGGTGGTATTCTGTTGATGGAACTAAAGAAGTTTTTAACCTATACAATGGAGGAAATAAGAGGGTTAGAGGTTTAGAATTACAGTACATCGGCATAACTAAGATTATTTCGTTTTCAGAACGTTATGCTAATAAAGGGCAATATGTTAATACAAGAATATATTCTTCTAAACTGGATTCAAACGAATTTGTTTTCGTGATTATAATATTTAATGCTATTTAGATTATGATAATAAAAATAATTGCGTTGATTTCGATAATAATATTGTCGAGATTAATATATCTATTAACTTTTAAAATATAATATGGATAAAGAAAATAAAATAGCTACTCTTGCTGTTGATAATGGGGGGGGGGCTACGGATTGGAAATTCTGTTGTAACCAATGTTGGTATTGGAAATAGTATTGTATTTGCTCTTGATGCTTATCCTTGTGTTAGTAGATATAATCTAAGACAAATTACTAATGAAGAATTTAAAAATTTAGATTGGACTACTGAAAATATTGCTACTGCATATTTATGGTTATCTAAATATGTAGAAACATTTAAATATAGAATTGGATTTAAAATAGATGAAACCACTAATGAAAATGTTTCTCAATATGTAGACGCTCCTATTGATAAAAACGTTGGAAGCGGTATTGCTTATGATTATATAATAAATAAAGGAAATTATATACAATTGTCAGGAATGGCTGTTCCTGGATATATTTTATCCAATATACAAAAAAGTAAATATATTTATTGGTGGTATGAATATGTAATTGACGGAAAAGTTTATAGATTTGAATTACATAGTTAACTATATGCTAAATAAAACATTTTCATTGAAAATAGTTTTGCTGTTTAAAAATAATAAATATATTTGCTAATCAAAATCAAACTATTGATAATGCTAATAAACTTAATAATTAAATTAATAACAGTGGTTATTTATTCGTTTTCGTTTTAGCATAAGTTTTATTAGCTAAAGCAATAGTTTGATTTATTTATTGTCTAACTAAAATTTATAACAATTATGGAACTAAAAAAGTTTTGGAAGTATTTGGCAATAGGAATGGTTATTGCCGTGGTATTTGGTATTACTCTTAATGTTGGTTGGGAAACTGTTTTTATTAATCTTGTTTTAGGCTTCGGTACTGCTATTGGTAAAGGTATGCGTAAAGATTATGAAATGAAATATGCTTTTCTTAATTATACTATTCCAATGTTAATTGCCGGTATTATTACTGCTGTTTGTATATCTTTATCTATTGCTTAATATGAATTATTTAGATACTATTATTAATCAAATTCTTAGTAATTTTGATTTTGCATATATGCTTATTGTTAATGTATTATGTTTTATTCTTATTAAAATTCATGATTATCTTAATGGAGATGGTTGTAAAGTTCCAACATGGAATAAAAGATTATACTTAGTAATAAGCATTGTTGTTATTGGAGCTGTTTATCAACAAGCTGGCGAAATCAAAACTACTGTTCTTGTTAATAGTGCCATTCTTGCTCCAGTATTTTGGAGTTGGATTGCTGCTCCAATATTGCATAAATTTGGTATTACATATAAACAAGCAGATGACGCTCTAAAATAGACTGTTTAACATCCCCCGTAGAGGAAGCGATAATGATATAAATCTTTTCGTTCCTCTACGGGGAGTCTTAATTTCTAAAACAATGATAATCGTCAAAAACAAAATAATTCCATTTGGTAATTATAATACTATTAATTTATTTGGTATTCTATTTACTAAATCTGATTCTCTTAGTCCTAAGACTATTAATCATGAACGTATTCATACAAAACAAATGCTTGAAATGCTTATTGTGTTTTATTATCTTTGGTATTGTGTTGAATATGTTATTGTTCGTTTTTGTCATAGAAAACAAAATGCTGCATATCATGATATAAGCTTTGAAGAAGAAGCTCATAATAATGATGATAATCTTCATTATCTTGATAATAGAAAGCATTTTGCATGGTGGAAATATGTTCGTTTGCGGTCTGCCGAATAGCAAAACGACACTGTTACAGCCTCGTGGATACGGTTTATTTTAGCATTGCGACATTTATATATGCGAAATGATTAATCTATCGAGATAGACATAAAATGGCGTGACGAGCCTTAAAATGCGTCGACCAAATAAATAATTAATAACGCTCTAACTAATAATATTATGGATAATATAAAACTTTCTAAATTCGTTGATGGACTTAATCTTGATAAAAATAGAAAAAAGATACTGATAGCGTTTATCGAAGAACTGATTAAAGAAAGTGAAACAAGTGATTATAAACTTCCTTTAGCTTCAGAAGATGTTCGTGGTGGTATTAAAACTGGTTATGCTCAAAATGGAAAAAATTATCCTGTTCAACTCAATGGTACTGAACAGGCTTATGTTTCAGTTCCTTGGACCGATAATAATACTACTTATAGTGCTGCAACTACCTCTACTTTAGGATTAGTTAAGAAAGGTGCTGCTGTTGCTAACGCTGCCGTTGATGCTGATGCCGCTGCATTAGTTACTAAAATAAATGAACTTTTGACAAGTCTTAAAAACGCTGGTATAATTGCTTAATATTATAAAGATTATGAAAAAGATAATTGAATTATTACAAGCTATATATGAAGAATTAAAGTTGCAAACCAAATTATTAAAAGGCGAAGAATGAATCTAATTGTTACTAATCCGATAATTATGATACTTAAAGCTATACTTAATTACTTTCGTATTAGACGTAATTATATAGCTGATGCTGTTGATAAAATTCCACCGGAAATTAAAGATGCTCTTGTAGCTTGGTATTCTCCATACTGTAAACAGCGTATGACGAATTTTGATGTTATTGAAGCATACATAGAAGATTTTACAAAATGGGCATATAGAAATAGTAGAGGTACTGCTAAAATTACTAATAATACTATTGTTATAACAAATGTAGTTGAGACTAACAATATTGTAGAAGATGATAATGAACCTTATTCCGATTTGACTATTAGTGTTACTGGAGTTACTGAAAATAAATATCTTATCGTGAGACAAGGAAGAGGAAAGCCTGAAACCCATATTAAAAAAGATGGTGTTTACACCTTTAAAGATAATAATCTCTATTTTGGTTTTGGTGTTAGTGTTATCGGTGAATGTAATATCACTATTGCCCAGCTTCCTACTTCTATTCTAAAAGACTTTAGCGGTAACGGCAACCACGCCTATTTGTATGGTGGTAAGGGTAAGCTGAATAGCGGGATGGGAGTGTATGGCATAGATGTAACAGAGAATATTATCCAACAGAATAGATTTGAATATCTATATGATAATATAACAAAAGAAGTAACATTTATTAAAGCGTTATCTGCTGGTTCTTATCTATTCACCATAAATAAGAATATTGTTAATTCTACTCAGCAAATAAAATTTGAAGGTATAGATAGTCCTATTCGTTTTATTAACTCTACCACCAACGAGACTTATTATAATATTACTGAGGATGGCATTTACGATATAGAATTTGTAACAGATGCGAATACGATTATTAGTACAAATTACACTACTAATCAGGAGTTGAATTTAAAAGTACAATTTTTACCTTATTACCCCGACCAGCTTTGCTACGACGGCAAGATGTACGCTGTTGCTTACGATATGCCTATATTAACGGATTACACGGTGATGGCGGAGAGGACGTGGTTTGAGAAAAAAGGAGCTTTTATTGTTAAAGGTAGTAGTCCTAATAATGGTTTCGTATTTGAAAGAATTGATGGTAGTTTAGAAAGAGTACAATCTTTAGGGGCTTGGAATACGATAACTATTAATACGGACAGTGTTGTTTCGTATTTGACTAAAAATAAATATAACAATAGTAATATCAAAAATGGTATTGGTGTTGATGAGGATGTATTATGTATAGGTGGCAGTTATCAGAAAGAAACTAATAACATAAATATTCCCTTTATCGGTTGTCACGGTAATATTCTTCTATTTAATCGTTCTTTAACAGAATATGAAATATCTTGGGTAAAGAACAATATGATGTGTTCTAAACCGCAAGAACCCGATAAAGATGATATTCTTAAATCTTTAGTTGTTCATTATAATATTGGTAAGCAAGGTTCTAATAGTATTAAATCAACCAATACTTTAACTGATTATAGTGGTAATAATAGACATGCTACTTGTAAGAATTTCAATTGGGTTAACACACAATTTGTAGATGATGGCAAAGCAATGAGATTTGATAGTAATGGTAGTTGTATAGTTGGTATTAATATGCCTCAATTAGACAAATATACTATCATTGCTAAAAGACGTTGGATTGATAAGAAGTCTGAAAACAAATGGTTCTGTTCATTAGGTAATGGAGATTATAATTCTGCATCTCAATCTCTATTTTGGTTTGAGGGTGGACTTCTTAATAATGTATTCTATACTTATAATAAAGTATATAAGAATCCTATTGTATTACCTGAATTAATATCTATTCAATCCAGTGATGATTATAACGGTGTGCGTATTAATTCATCTAATGGTGTACAAGCAGGTAATAAATTATTTATAGGTTCTGTTGGTGAAAATGATAATACACATGTAGTAGCTGATTTTTATCAATTGCTATTATTTGATAAAGTGCTTACTGATGAAGAACGTGAATGGGTTAAAGAAAATTTAATAGAACCAGATACTGTTTCTGCTGCTAAAGCCTGTACAGCTTTATTTGAGCCTGAGAATCTCGAAGAACTTGATGGTTTTCCTAATGGTATAATTCGTGATAGTCTTGGCGGTAAATATTATCTTCTTCCACATAGTAAAGATTATACTATTCAAGACGGTATGATAAAGTCTACTGATGATACTTTCTTACTATCTATTGAGAAAGCTAAAGAAGAAAACGTTAAAGCTATGCTCATTGATATGTATTACGATAATACCGTTCCTGGTTCTTATCTTAATGGTGAATATACTGAGGGTTCTGTTAAATTAACTAATAGACGTATTATGGGAATTAATAATCCTACTACTACTTCTATATTTCAAGATTTAATTCAAATTCTTGAAACTGGATTTACTATTGGTAAAATCGCTCTTTATAATCGTGAACTTACTAAAGACGAATTCGATAGTGAAGCATTTGCTAAAGGTTTTGCTATTCGTCATAGTGTATTTGAGAAAAATTCTTCTGTTCATGTATTTAGAGACGGTCATAAAGAATTAGTTCCTGGTGAATATCTTCTTCCATTTGAAACTGTTTATATTAGAGTCGATGCTGATGAAAATCATATTATTACAGATTTTGTTTTAGATGAAATTGAACAAACTTGGAAACCTAATACTCCTAAAACATATAAATGTGCTGAACATGATTTTCATATTATTGCTATGGCTGAACAACTTAAAATTATTAAAAATTGGACAGCTCTAACTTCTATTAGCACTTTTAATTTTGAAGCTATTGATAATCAAATTGATTTTGCTGGTACTACTGATGGCGGTACTATGAAATATATTCTTGATGATAAAATAACTAAATTTACAATAGACTATAAAAATAGCGCTGGTACTGGAACTATACATCTTGTTATTAAAGATAAACAATATGACGTAGTTAGTGGTCAAATTCAAACTTATTCTGTTGATGGAGATGTTACTCTTGAGTTTCTTAATATGGAAGATGTTACTAATTTTGCTGGTACAATTAAATTTTCAAATGTATTGTAATGGATAAAAACGATTTTATAGGTGTACTTATATATACTTTAATAACTGCATTTCTTGGATATAAATTCGCGTTCTTGTTGTTGTTCATAAAAGAAAATTCTGATAGATGTCATTATTATAATGGCAAATGGAATGTTAAAGATTTAATTCTTTATTCTGTTTGTATAATTATTGTTGCCGCTTTTAATCATTTTATTGTTTAATATAACCGCTTATTTCTCTATCATTAATTTGGTAGTAGAAATAAGCGGTTTCTTTTTATCTTGTTTGAAGTATATAAAAACTTTATGTTCGTAGTCCTTATTTATATAGTTGTAATTGCAATTACAGAAATATAAATTTTATTATTAATCTTATTAAACTTAACAATTATGATGTTAGTCGATAAAGAAACTGGAAAAGGTTATGTTGAGATGGAAAAAGTTCATCATGACAAAAAGGAATATGCTTCAAAAGGTGTTGCTGGTACTGCTCTTGGACTTGGTATTGCCGGTACTGCTTTGGCATTGTTTAATGGCGGTTTTGGTAACGGTTTGTTTGGATGTCGCAACAATGCTGCTGATGCTGCAATAGCTGCTTCAACTATTGACAATGAACGTTATCTTGAACGTAAACAATGTGCTGACCAAGTACAATTTGTTAATGATATGTGGCGTACAAGTTATAATCAGCAAAAACAACGTTTTGAAGATAGACAAACTATCAATCAGGAAATGTTTGGTATTTATTCTGCTATGCGTAACGGTTTTGACCTTATTAACGCAAATGCAAATAAGAATGCTTTTGATTTGTATAAATATTCTCGTGATAATAAAGACGAACTTGTTGGGCAGATTGGTGAATTAAAGAGTGAAGTTGCAGTTCTTAAAGCTATTCGTCCTTATCAAGATGCTTTGATTCAATGCGATATTCGTCGTGTTGCAGAGAATGCTGATTTTAATTTATGGCGTAGAACTTGTCGTATGATTAGTGGAGAAGTTGTTCTTCCTAATACTCCTACTGTTACAGGTTATGCAAGTTATAATCCTTGTGGTTGTAACAGACCTGTAACAGAAACTCCTGCTGCATAAATAATCTTATTCATAATGGCGGAGATGAAATACTCTTCGCCATTTAATTTTTAATTCTTTATATTATGTACGTTCCTCAATATAATTTTAATCTTGGTTATGACCCACTTCTTGCTAAAGATACTCTTCCAAATGATTACATGTCTCAAATAGATAGTCAAATACAACAGCTTAATGATTACAAAGCCAAACTTCAAAATCAAATAAATAATCCTAATTATAATACTAATAATCAAACACATATACAAGAACATAATCTTTGGGACGAGATAGATAAAGAAGTTAATTCTCTTAATGCTGACCAAAAAGCTATGCTTGCAGAAGATGATGTTTATAACAGTCTTTCTGCTGAACTTCAATTTATGGTTCAAGAAGAACTTGTTAATTCTGTAAGAGATAAAATAGCTAATTCTCCTCGTGGTAAAGAATTGCTTGAAAAGCAACTTAATAACATTCGTGCTAAGAAAGATATTATTGTTGAAAAGACTAATAAAGAATTAGAATTATTTAAAAAGTTTCAAATAGCTGCTCAAGCTAATCCTAAACTTACTTATGTTGAATTTTGTAAAACAATTAATAACGAATAAAATATGGTACAAAAGAAAAGTAATAATCGAAAAACTTAAAGAGATTGTTGATAATAAAATTACTATTATTGCAGATAGCAATCCTCTTATGTTTATATTTCGTCCTTTTATAGATAAAGCTGCTAACAAATATATTTGCAAAGCGGATAAATTTCTTAAAATGATTGAAGAAGAAGATGGCAATGTCGATATAGAAAATCTTCTTGGTAAAGTTACCGATAATCTTATCGTTTCCGGTGTTAAAGAATATAGCGGTATGAGTATTGGTAATGGTAAAATAGCAATAGGTATTCCTGGAACGGACAAAAGTATAGTTTTAGAAGCTAATGATATTGAAACGTTTAAACAAAGTCTCGTTAAATAGTACATTTTTTGATTTAGTTCTTAATATAAATGGCGATAATCTGTTTGTGAAAATAGGTTATCGCCATTCTTTTTATAATGGTCATATTGATAATATAATATATTTGTCTTATTACTAATATTAATACTATTATTCTTATGGCTACACTTAATCAATTAATTAGTGAAATTGCTCATGCTGCTGGTTCTCCGAATACGTTGGCTGTTCGCAGAAACATTCGTCAAGCGATTATTCACACACGTAATGAATTAATTCGTAGAAGTTATGAAGCTCATGGTTATGTTGATAAAGGTCTTGAACAACGTTTTAGACTTGAACTTGTTGATGTTCCTGATGGTGATTTGTACAAATCAGAGGGATTAAATCTTCCTTTTATTAAGAGAACTAAATATAAAGTTCCTCGTCCTATTCGTCTTATTAATAATACTCCTTTTCAATCTGTTTCTACTGTTGGAGTTTATAATCTTCCAGTTCCTTTTGTTCGTGAACATGCTGCTCAATTTTATAATCATTTGATTGGTCTTTGTCGTGTTCTTCGTTATGATTATATAAATGACTATATTTATATATTTACTAATTCTGATACAATACAAACTAATATTAATTTTATTGTTGTCAAATCTCCTTTTGAATATCCTCATTTAATTAAAACTGAAACTGTTGAATCTGCTGGAAGTTTTTCTGATACAGACTATGATGATAGCGAAGAATTAGATGATAATGAATTTCTTCTTCCGGAAGATATGATTGGTAACATTAAAGATATTATTTTTAAACGTAATTTGCTTAATGTTGCTCGTGAAACAAATGAAACTCCTGTTGAAAATATTGTTAGATAAGTTATGATTGCGGATATTGATATTAAACATTATTATGCTAAATTTATAGAACAATCTAAATCTGAATATGAAGATAATAAAAAAGAATATGATGATTTAGTTGGTATTAAAGGAAAACTTTATAGAAGTCTTAATGATAAAATTGATATTATTAATAATTTCTTTGAATTAGAATTATCTTCTCTTGATAATGATAAAGAAATATTAGTGGTAGATTATGATGCTATTCGCAATAAAGTTAAAACTTCTGGTTTTATTCAATCTGATTCTTCTCATAAAGTTACTATTCTTAATTTTATTCGTTACGTTCAGACTATTAAATTAATATACGGTAAACAAAAGCAACTTGAAATTGCTAAGATTCGTAAAACTATTAATATTACTGATTATAAAAAACTTGTTTATAAGTTTTATAATTACGGTGTTGCTAAATGTATTCTTGAGGGAAATGGATATAAATTTGCTGGCGGTTTAGGAACTATTGTTTGTAATCGTTGGAAAGTTCTTTCTGATAAAAAAGTTATTGATTTTCATGCTACAAACAAAAAGAAAAAAGAAATTATTGCTGCTGGTTTAAAACCTTATGATAAAGAAGAAGCTGAAATATATAAACTTCGTGGAATGAAATATGATGGAGTTGATTATAAAGTATTCAAAAGTAATGATTATTATTATGAATTTAAACTTATAGATAATAATCGTTATCATTCTGTTAATGTTAAATTTGTTCGTAAAGATAGATTTCCTAAAGATTTTAGCGGTAAAAGTCATAAAGAAATAGCCGAATCCTGTAAATCTATTGATGATATTTATAGACTTAAAGCTGATATTAGATGTAAACTTATGATTCTTCTTCATTATGAACCTATGTCTTATCTTAATTTTATAAGAAATGCAGAACAAAATGAACATAACGTTGGAGCACATAATAGCAAAAATCGACAACGATTTCAATCCTGATAATAGCGATTGGATTGCTCGTGTTCCTGCATGGTGTGTTGATGCTATGTCTCAACTTAAAGTTCTTAGAACTGAATATAAAACTCGAAAGCTAAACGTAGAAAATCGTATAGCTCACAGCCCTTGTCCTATTACTAATAGCAAGGGTTTTGCTGTTTATGACCGTAATGGTTGTGAAATTAAAAGTCTTAATTATAATAAGAAATATAATCAATGTTGTAGTTCCTCTACGGGGGGTCGGGACGGTATGGATAATGAAATGTTAAGTCCGTCTGATACTATTTATATTACTGATACAGGCGTTGATAGAACTCATTATCGAGCTGTTGCTGAACATGTAAATACAGACGATTTTAATAAACGTCATGCTGTTGCTGACCAATTCATATCCCCCGTAGAGGATGGAAGAAATTATGTTATTATTGATAATAATACTATTGAATTAAATTTTGATACTGAGTTTATTACTATTCGTAATCTCGAAATAGCTACCGAACATAGTAATTATTTTAATGGAGAAATACCGGTAGTTCCTAATAATGGACTTCTTATTGAAGCTCTTGCTTATTATTGTATGTATAAGATGTTAACTCGTGGTATGAAACATCCTGTATTTAATCTTGCTGCTTCTCAATACGGAACTAATCCTTATTATATGTGGATGCAATTAAAAGATAAAGCTAAGGCTTCTGTTATTGCAGATAATCAAGGAATTAATGGTTATGATGGAGATGCTTGGAGAAAATATTTTTATAATTATACATTTCCTAAATAATTATTATTATGAAAATAAGTCAAAAACTTAATTTTGATAGTCCTTATGAAAATCTTAATGAAGGAGATTTAGTTCATGCTGGAAATATAATGATTGATAAAGATACAGAAACCATTTGTAATGAGTTAGGGCTTATAGATTATTATCTTCATGGTGTTAATGCTAAAATAGTTGGTCATATTGAATGTAATGAAGAATTTATAGTTTTCTTTGATAATAATGATATTTATCGTATTAATGTTAAAAAAGAAATAGGTAATAACAATCCTGTTAAAGTTAATATTAATTGGCATTGGTGTGGTGGAGAAGTTTTTGGTACTTATACATATAATGTTAATAATGAACTTATGCTTTGCATTAGCGAACTTAATCCTACTACCGATTGTCCTCTTAAAAGTATTAATCTTGATAAAGATGTAGACTTAAAAAACTATACTGTCGATAATGATGAATTATATACTGAATTAGCAACAGCTCCTATTTGCAATTTTGGTAATGTTAGACTTGTTAACGGCAATCGTATTAAAAAAGGCACTTATGTATTTTTTATACGTTATTGGATTGATGATTATTATAATACAATTTGGTTTCCTATTGGTTATCCTATTCAATTAACTGATTTAGAAGCTCTTACTACTCCTAAAACTGTATTTAATTATAATGCTGGCGAAGATAAAGGCAGCGGTAAAATTCAAGATTATTATTCGGAAGATGATGATTATACAAATACGAATATACTTATTACAGTTCGTATGTTTGCTGATACTAAACAAAATTATACTAAATATCAACTTGCTGCAATAGTTAATGGTAATGCTTCTACAGAAGCTGTTGTTTGGAATAAAAAAACTATTGGTACTGCCGTTGAATTTACAATAGATAATAATTTTGAAACAATGTCTATTGATGAATTGACTAATGAACCTTTTAATTTTTATAATGTTAAAACTCTTGATAATTACAGAAATAGAGTATATCTTGCTAATTATAAACTTGATAATAAAAATAAACCTTTTCTTAATGAAACAGATTATGGTCAATTATTAGCAAAAATGAATAATGTGGTTATAACTGCTGTTGATAGAGAAAAAGGTAATTATCCCGAAGTTACAGAAGCTATTGATTTTTTCAAACCTAAACCTGGTCGTAGAGGAGTTTATTGTTTCTTTGTTCATTATGTTTATTCTAATGGAACTTATACAGATGGCGTACCTATTCTTACTGCAAATAATGGAACTCCTACCGTAGATGGTACTAAATTAACTTGTACAATTTTTGGCGATAGTAAACATAGATTTTGTCGTTGTGTTTGTCCTGCTGATAAAATTACACTTGGTGGAATTGTATTTGAGCATATACCTATGATTGAGGGTTTTGTAGGTTATTTTATTAGTTATGCTGAACCTGAATATGTTGAAATAGGTAGTGGATTTATTACACGTAGTGATAGATATTTATATCAAGTTAAAGGTCAAGATGTTGGAGATTCTGATTGTAGATTTAATTATCCGGAATTTAGTATTGTAGGTGGTAAAACTGATGCTAAAAAAATAAATGAAGTTTGTTATTTTGAATATACCGATGATGGTAATCTTAATACTCGTTTGCATTCTCCCACTCCTGCTGATGCAGGTAAAAATATTATTTCTACTAATATAGTTCCACCAAATAGTTATGATAATATTGGCAGAGAAGGTACTCTTAAAATTACATTGGATAGTGGTTTTAATGCTCATAAAGGAACTACTTTATGTGATATTTATAATGACAATTATTCTGAACTTTATTTAGATGCTGATAAAAATCTTATTTCTCTTGGATATATAGAATATGTAAAAGAATATAATCCTGATACTAATTATACTTATGGAAAATCAAGAGTTACTGTTAACGGAACAGAAGTTTCTGTAAATTATGCGTGGAATTATTATTGGAATGTTAGTACAATATTTACTTTTCATCCTAATGGTATAATTTTTAGCGATGTTGATTGGAATCCTTATGATGCTACCACAGGAGATAAATTTTATGGAAGTGGAGAAACTGTTAGTAATAAACCTTTGATATATTCTTATACTTTTGTTCATGAAAGTCATTATTTTCTTATGGGCAAGAAGTTAAATATATCTCCTCGAACAGTTTATTATAATTATATTAATGACGGTAATAATAAACAAGGTTCTAATCTTATTATAGACCCGTCTCGTATAAACGATTTGTATAATCTTACATCTAATTATTATTCATTTTATCGTCGTGTTATTGTCAATTATAATAAAACTAATGAACTTTATAAACGAGAACAATATTCTAAAACTGTTTATCGTACCAATGTTATTGGTGATGAAAGTGTAGTTAATGCTTGGAAACATATTTCTCCTGAAAGTTATAAAATTATAAATGAAAATAAAGGCGATATTACTAATATAGTTGCTGCTGGTACTTATTTACTTGTTCATACAGAAAAAAGTTTGTTTGCTTTTGATATTAATAATGAACTTAAAACAAATGAGCAAACAGTGCAAATGCTAATGCCTGATGTATTTGAAGTTGATTATAAAGAAGTTTTTACTACTAAATTTGGTATTTGTGGTTTTCAAGATTTTATTTCTTATATAAATGGAGATTTTGGATATATATTTTACGATAGCAATGCTCATAAATTTTATAAATTTGATGCAGGTAGTGTTGATGAAATAAATAATAATATAACTAAATTTATCGAAAGTTATAATGCTGATAGAATTTATATCGGTTATGATTCTGCTAATGCTCGACTTTTATTTAACTTCATGAAGAAGATTAGCAATGATGATTGGAAATCATGTATTATAAGTTATAGTCTTTATAATAACGATTGGTTAAGCTCTCATAGTTATACATCTAATTATAAATTTGTTAGTCTTAAAGATAATTTTTATGTTATAGATTATAATAATAATTATTATCGTATTAAACAATTTAGCAATACTGTTTATAATGAATATGAAGACAATGCGTTGAACGAATTTATTAATAATGAAATTATCAATGATAAGTTATGTTCTTATATAGATGTTTATTTTAATCCTACTAATATTAATAATATTAAAATACTTAATTTTATAACTTATGTGCTAAATAAAGAAAAAGATGATTACTTTGATGTTCTTGGTTGTTATATTTATACTAATTGTTGTTATTCAGATTATTGTAATCTTATAGAAGAGCGTAATAATGTTGCTGAATATAAAAAACCAGTTTATGAATTTGGTCGTTGGAACTATAATTGGTTTTATAATAAACTTAAAAGTTATAAAGAACAAGAAATATTTGGACGTATTACTGGCAAATATAATACTGAACTTGAATTTAATAAAACTGCTGTTGATGCCAAACTTATGGTAGGTAAATATGCTATTGTTCGTTTCGTTTTTAGAAATACTAATAAGAAAGTTTTAATTAAAGATATACAAGCATACTTTAATAAATAGATATGAAAAGAGAATATTATAATAGAGATAAGGCTTTTATAGGTGCAGCTATTGGTGCTGTTGGTGGAATTATTGGTGGCATATTTGGCAATAAAAAGAAAAAGAAACAAGCTGCTGCTCAAGCCGAAGCAGAAAGAATAAATGCTCTTAATCAACAAAATGCTATTGATACTCAATATCGAAATCAACAAGCTGCTATTGATGCTCAGTATGAACAAAATGTTTTAAATGTTAGAGCACAAGAAGAACTTAATCGTCAGCAAAATGAACTTGCTGCTAAGAAGACTGGTATCGAAAACGCTGCCGGTCTTACTGCTTTATATGCTAATCAATCAGAACTCAATAAAGAATTTCGTAATCGTTTTATGAAATGTGGTGGTAAACGTAAAGTTCGCAAATGTGGTGGAAGAACTAAAGCAGCTTGCGGTACTAAAGTTTCAAGTAAAGAAAGGACTAAAGCTGGTCTTGGAACTTTTATAAATTCATCTGCTGGACAAATACTTGGCAATGCTATTGGTGGTGTTAGTTCTGGTATAGGAAGTATATTTGCTAATACAGGCTCAACTTATACCCCTACTTCTAAAGTTCTTAAATATCGTACTAATACTTATAGAACATATAAACCTGCTGAGTTAGAAGTTTATGATGGTATTACTGATAAATTTAATGCTCGTAAAGTTGGAGAAAATACTGGAACTTATGTTAATGCTCAAAGTAATGTTAATAATATAACTGCTATGAATACTCTTGGTCAAAATCCTACTGCTGCTATTACTGCTACTACACAATTACAGTCTCCAAGATATGTTTGTGGCGGTGGTAAAAAAGTACGTAAACTTAAACGTAGATAGTGTTTGTTTGCTCGTCATGGCATTTTCATATACGAAACGATTAATCTATCACGATTTAGATTGCGTGCTGTGACGAGCCTTAAAATAGCTAAATAAAAATTATTGACATGAAGAAAAATAAAGCTAAAGATGGTATTATAATTAATGCTGGTAATGGAAATTATATACCTAATATTGTTCGTGGTGGAACTGCTATTCCAATTGGTAAGAAAAATTTCTATTATATGCAAGGTAAAAAGCATGAACAAGGTGGTATAGATATTGGTAAAAATGCTAAAACTGGTCTTGAAGTTGAGGGAGAAGAAGTTATGCAAGTTACTCCTAAAGAAGTTAGAGTTTATTCTTCTGTTCCTTTCCTACGGGGGGTCTCACCTGCTGATTTAGTATTAAATGGAGCTGATGCCGATAAAGTTTTTGCTGCACAAGAAAATTATAAAGATCGTAACAGAATTAATGATGATGGTACTCGATATAAATGTGGTGGAAGAAAACGTAAATTTATTGGTGGTGATGTAACTAAACAAATTGCTACTAATAAAAATGATTTTCTTGATACTTGGAATACTGCTCGATTAGCTACTGGTCGTTATAATAATCAATTAGGAAATGGAAAACTTGAACGTCAAGCCGAAAGTCGAAATTCTGCTCGTGAATTTCATTCTCCAATAGCATTTTCTATGAATTATGGCAAACGTGCTACTGTTAGAACTCCTTCTATGAGTGATATTGATTATCGCAAAGAAGTTGCTCGTAATGCTCAAAATATGAAGCTTCGTCTTAATAAAACTGAAACAGGACAAGGAATTATTGGCGGAGCTTATCATGCTCCTACTCATAGCAGTTATGTTAATCAAGAAGAATTTAATAAAGATAATACTGTACGCACTCATGAAAATACTCATGCTTCTAAAGCTGTTGAACAAGAACAAATAATAAGTAATATTATTGGTAGTAATGATAAATCTGATTATCTTCGTCGTCCTACTGAAATTTATTCTCGTTTAATGCAATTTCGCCAAGCTAATAATATTAATCCAAATACTGTTTATGACAAAAATAGTTTTAAAGAATTAAAAAAGAATGCTACTGATTATAATTTAATAAATACTTTTAAAGACGAAGAAGTTATTGATTTGCTCAATAATGTTGCTATGAACAATGATCCTAATAAAATTAATTCTAATAATTATAATTTAAATAATGTTCCTGTATATATGGCAAAATACGGAACAAAACAAAAATGTAATATGGGAAAAATTATTTCTATAAACGGTAATGTAAAAAATGGTTTACTTCATACCCCATCTGCTAATACTTTTCAATATGGTGGAAAAAGAAAACCACGTTTTAATGGTCGTTATTCTAAACCTGGATTGCATAATCTTAGTTTGCTTGCTTCTGCTTTAATACTTCCTAAAGGTACTGTTAATATTGAAGAAGATAAACCTGTTCGATATAGTAAACTTGAAGCTCATAATAGATTAGTTACTGCTGATACTTCTCAAAAACCTTTATATGAGAAAAATGATAATACTACTGTTGCTCATGTTACTTCTGAAAGAGAAAGACGTACTCGTAAATATGCTTATGGTGGACGTTCTAAAGCTAAAGTTGGTAAAGGATTTAGAATTAATAATGATAAATATAATATTGGTGATACAATAACTTATAAAGATAAACAATATATTGTTACTGATAGAAATGAAACAAAACCTATTGATAAAAATGTAAATAGTTATGTAGATGGAATTACAGGTGCTGCTCGTAGAGTTCCTACTTCTCCTCAATTAACTCGTAATATAACTAACGGTTTAGTAAATAATGCTCCTACGTATAAGAAAAACGGAGAAACTCATTATTTTGTTGAAGTTCCAAAAGTAGATTATGATAGTGGAAGTAATCTTGCTGATTTACAAAATCTTCTTAATCTGATACCCCGTAAGGGAACTAATCAATCAAGCTCATCCTCTACGGGGGGTATTAATAATAGAACTGCTAAACCGACTAAATCTACTGTTCAAAGAATTAATAAATTAGCTCCTGCTACTAATGCTGAAATGGCTGGATTAGAAAGAGGTCTAACTGCTATGCTAAAAAATAATTTTGCTGATAGACTTACTAAGCATGATGTTGACGATTATAATGTTATGCCATTACAAGATGATGCAGCTAAAACTCGTAATACTGATAATATTCTTTTAGGCATTAATCTTGGTAGTTCTGTTTTGGATGCTGTAATGGGAAATATTTATGCTAATCAAATGCACGGGTATAATGCTCCTGAAATAACTGCTCCTACTATTAGTAATCCTGGAGAAATTAAAATTAATGAAGAAGATTTAAAAGACATTCCTGCTCCTATTTTAATGGCGGCTGCTAAATTAAAAACTCGTTATAATGCCAATCCTCAACTTAGTAAAATAGAAGATGAAACACGTCGTATAATGGGAGAAATAGACCGTAATACTTCTAATAGTCGTGTTGCTCTTGCGCGTAAACAACGTGCTGCTTTACAAGGTCAACAAGCTAAGAATGAAGTTTATGGACGTAAAGAAAATATTGAAACTGAATTGATTAATAAAGATAAACTTAATCAACAAGAAGTTACTGCTCGTAATCTTTCTCGTTACGACCAATATAATCAAGCTCTTGCCGCTCAACGAGCTAATCGTGCAAGACTTAAACTTGCTGCTGATACTGCAAATATACAAAACAAACTTGCTGTTAATACTGCTAATGCAAATCTTAAATCTCAAGCTGATAGATTTAATGCTACTAATAGAATTAATCAACTTATACATCAAGCTGGTATTGATGCTGCTAAAGCTGAAGCACGTTCAAGCATATTTAGCGGTATGTTAGGTAATATTGGTAGTGCTCTTAATACTTGGAACAGAAATAAACGTCAAGCTAAACTTGATGAAGAAACTCTTAGAGTTCTTGGTTTGCGTGCTCCTAATGCAAATAAACTTGTTCTTAGTGTTCTTGGTTATTAATTTTAAAACAATATAGATATGCCTTTTGGTAGTTTTAAATCAATAGATTATAATTATGTTCCTAAACATAATTTGGAAGTTATAGGTCAAACTTATGACTATCTTCAACAAAGACATGATGCTGCTGTTGCTCAAGAAAGTGCTTTAAAAAAGCAAATTGGCGAACTTGAACTTAATGCTCAAGAAGATGAATTTAAACAAACACTTATTAATAGTATTGAAAATAAAATTCAAGATGCTGTTGTAGGAGATTTTAAAGGTTATGCTCTTGACGAAATAATTGCCGAAGCTGGTAATGTTGCTTCTGACCCACGTGTTATTGGACGTCTTCGTGCTCAACAACAATATAAAACTTATCATGATAATCTTAATGCTCGTACTGATTTATCAGAAGATTATAAAAATTATTATCGCCAAGTTAATACTTATCATTATGAAGATAAGTTAGATGCTGCTGGAAATATAATTGGTGGTACTGAATGGAAACCGGAAAAACAAGAAGTTAGTGAAGTGCCTGCTTCTGTTATTTATAATGAAGCCTTGAAAATTGCTCAAGCTGATGCTGGCGGTGGAGAAAGTTATAGCTTTCTTGATGTTAATGGTAATCCTACAAGTGATTATACTAAATCTGCTACTGGAGAAATGTTTATGAAAAGTGGTAATAAATGGGAAAGACTTAGTGAGGATAAACTTCAACACGCTATTGATGCTGCTATTGAGGGAACTCCTGGTGCAAAAGCAAGTCTTCAACAAGATTATGAGATTGCTCTTTGGAAAGATAAAACTCAATCTAAAAATGCTGATGTTCGCGATAATAATGGCAATCTTATGAATTATGATGAATTTATTAATCGTCGTTTTAATAACTTTAAAAAAGCCGCTGCTTATAATAGAAGTTATAGCACTTCTGAATTTGGTACTGCTTTAGCTTCTGCTAAGAAAATTGCAGCTACAAGTGGTGGTGTAGCCAATGATAATAATTTTGCTAATGTTATAGTAGACGGAGCACCTCTTGTTGCCAAAAATGAAAGCGCGATAGAAGCTCGTGCTAATATTCAGAATGGTAAATCTATTGTTGCAGATATATTTTCTCGTAATGGTATTCAAGGAGATATTAATTCTATGGATACTGCCGCTCTTCGCCAACATGCCAACTCATTACCAAATAGTCCTGAAAAACTTGAAGCGCTTAATGTTATCAAATCTATTGAAGATAACACAGAATTTATGAATAAAATTCTTGGAGTTAATGCTGGCACAGAAGCTGGTAATGCTTTTGAAACTTACACCGCTCTTAGTTCAGGTACTGATATTCCGGACAATCAATTCCGAAATGGTGTAAATCAATATATGGATGCTATATTTGATGAAAATACTTATGCTGTTAGACAATATCTTAACGATGACGAATATACTACTCTTGTTAAAAATTTAGGTGGTGACAATGCTCTTAAATCTTTAGGTATTAGAATTGGTAGAGAGAATGGAATGCAATACGTTGAGCTTCCTCGTCAAGCTAAAAACAATACATTTAATTTCTCTAAAGCTGTAAGAGATGCTCGTAATCAAAATACAAATTTGTTTAAAGAAATGATACAAATGCCAGGACGCGCTCTTCGTGGTCTTGGTTTTATTGATTACGATAAAACTAAAACAGTTCCTAATGCTGTTAAGATTGGTAAGAATGGAGAAAAGATTCTTGATGTTACTCCTACTGAATTATCTGCTGAAGGAACTGATTACGGTAGCAATACAAGTTTAGGTGGTATTATGAATAATTTTGCTAATTTTGGTGATGATTTAAATCGTAATGCCGAAGCTATTATTCAACAAGATGTAACAATGCCAACAGAAATTATTGCTAATGTTAGTCCTACTCATGCACAAGCTGAATATAATCTTAAACATGGTATTGGCAAACCGGAAAATAATAAACGTATTATGGATATTGAAGAAGAGAGATTTAAACAAGCTCTTGGTAATATAGATTTTACTCAAACTCCTAATACTTATATCTATGATGAAGATACTTCTACTTATCGAGAAATGGATACAGAAGAAGAAATGAAATATACTAATATCATTGCTAACGCTAAAGAAAACCTTACTGTTAATGGTATTACGTATTATGCTGATGGAAGTATTCGTTCTGCTGTTACTATCAAAGACCCGAAAAACCCCGAAAAAGCTCCTAAGCGTATTCAATTTGGTCTTAATCCTGTTATGTCTAAAGATTGGTTAAATGATACTAACACTAAAGCTGGTATTCGTTTATCTAAACTTCGTAGTTATAAATACGATTATAATATAGGAAATAGTCCTTATACTTCCAATATCGGTAAATATCAAATTGATAGCGATTTAAATCTTATTAATAAAAATAATAATAAAATTATTCGTCAACTTACTCCTATTGAAGCTCAAGATTTAATAGAAAAGGATATTCGTCTTGATGAAGCAGCTAATGCTTATGTAACAGGTCAAGTTACTGATATTAATTATTTAGCTGCTATTATTAATAGTGTTGCTGAATCTTATTCTAAATATTTATATAATACTACTGATTATAAACAAAATATTGCTAACGCTATTGGTAATAATTTAACTGAATATAGATAATATGGATGTACTAAAATTTTTGAGAGAGGGAAATAAAGTTCCTAATCCTGAATATAATCCTAAAACTAAAAAGGGGGCTACACAGCCCCCATTCTTTGTTAATACAGACCCTGATGCTGATGCAAAAAATAGACTTCTTAGTGTTATTGCAGAGGGTCGTAGTTATCGTAATGCTCCTATTAATCTTAATCCAGATGAGTATGCTCCGTATAATGTATTTGTAAATAATATTGATACTCAAGAAGAACTTGATAAAGAACGTGCTACTAATCAAAGCGAATTTATGCAAGCAATAAATAGTGGTGGTCGTACTCTTAATCAATTAACTGTTGGTACTGTTTTAGGAGCTGCTGATTTAGCATCTGTAATTGTTGACGCTATGGACAAAGACGGTTTTAATTATGAAAGACCGAAAGTTGTTCAAGCTATATCTGATTTTAAAGATGCTATTGATAAAAGAATGCCTATTTATAGAGAAAATCCTAATTCTGCTTTTGATGTTACTGATGTTGCTTGGTGGGGAGAAATGATTCCATCTATTGTTACAAGTGTTAGTTTAGCTGTTCCTGGCTATGGAGTTTCTAAAGCAGCTTCTATGTTAGGAAAAATTCCTTCTCTTAATAGAATGACAACCAAAGCCGCTAATATTCTCAAACTTACTCAAAAAACTCGTGATATTATTAGTACCGGAGCAAGTATGACTACTAACGGTGCTACAATGAGATTACTTGAAAATTATCAAGAAGCTGTTCAAACCAAAGATGATGCTAAACAATTTGCTAATCAACAATTGGCTTCAATGAATGATGAGCAACGTGCTACTTTTATAAAAAATAATCCTCAATATACTGATAAGTCTGATGAAGAAATTGCAGAAAATATTGCAACTAATGCCGCTGGAGAAACATTTGCTACTGATTGGCTTAATTTAGGTTTTGATATTGCTCAATTATATGGACTAAGAAATCTTGTTAAATCTTCTCTTGTTCTTAGCAAAAGTAGTAAACTTCGTAATCTTAATAATAAAGCTGCAAAACAATTTGGTATGACTGCCGATGAAATTGCAGCTTCTAATGCCGCAAGTTTAACTAAACTTGAAAAAGCTCGTACTTTAGTAAACAATCTTGGCTATGATATTGTTCACGGTGCTCGTAATGAATGGACTGAGGGAGTTGAAGAAGCTATAAACTATATAGCTCAAAATAAAGGTATGGAACTTGCTAAACTTGCTTTTGATAAAAATACTGATACTAAAACTTTAGGAGATTATCTTTCTGATGCTCACATGTGGGAAAGTGCTTTTTGGGGTGTTTTAGGCGGTGTTGCTTTTACCGGAATAGCTGGCAAAGCTGGAGAAATTTATAATCGTAAATTTAATAAAGAATTTGTTGCTGGTGAAAAACAACGTGAACAAGAAATAACTAATCGTGCTCTTCTTGCTCAACAATATCAAGAACAAATGGCTGCTATTAATAATAAAAAGAATCCATTTAATCTTGATAAAGATGGTAATGCTACTGATGTTGAAAGCGAATCAGAAATAGAACTTCTTAAAGATATTGCTCGTAAAAATTATACTTCTGCTTTAGCCATTAATGCTATTAATACAGGCAATATGGATTTCCTTGAAACTTATATTAATAGTGACGAACTTCGTACTGGTTATGCTAAAAAATTTGGTCTTACTAATGAAGAAGCTACTAATTTCCAACAGCAAGTTAAAAATGATATAAAACAAACTAAAGATTTATATCTTAATTCTGTTAACAAAGCTCTTAAGTTTGGTGCTTCTATGAATGTTGCACAAATAATTGCTAAACAACATATTGATGCTAATAATACAAATGATTATAATAAACAAATTAATCAATACGCTGAAAATCTTTTCAATGAAAAAGTTGCTTCTAACCAAAACATTAATCCAGAATATTTTGCTGCTGTTGAAAATTTAGTATATGCTAATAAACTTACTACTCTTCGTAATCATAAATCTTTACTTCAAGCATCTGAACAGAACGATGATGTTCGTAATATGATTGAGCAAATAGATAATGAAATTTCTTATCTTGAAAATAATGCTCCTGCTGGATATGATTTTAACGATAAAGAAAATGAAGCTAAGGCTAAAGAATTTAGAGATAAATATTCAGAAGAATATAATATTACTTATAACAAATATAGAACTAATATTAATACTAAGTTAGATAGAGCTAATGCTCGTGATACTGACGCTGATTTTAAAAAGCAAGTTAATCATTATATGAACGTTTTTGATAAATCTCGTAGAAAGATTATCAATAATGCTCTTGAAGAATATGGTCAACTTTATGATAAATATGGCGATAATATTAATGATGAAAATGCTATTGAAGATGCTGATAAAAAGAAACTTGATACTTTGAAAAAAGTATTTGTTTCTTCTGATATTAGTGATTCAAGAATTAATAATTTTATCAATAATAGAAAGAAAAAGAAAGAAGCCGCTGATGAATATAGAGAAACTGCCGATGATATAGTAGAAGAAAATATTGGAGAAGAAATTAATGCTGATGCTCCTATTGATACTACTGTTGATAAAGAAGAAAAAGGTAAAACTGAACCAAACCAATCCTCTACGGGGGGTCTCAAAGAAGCTATTAATGAATCTGCTGGAACTACTGAATCTGCTGGAACTACTGCTGCTACTGAACAGCCACCTACTGGTCAAACTTCTACTGAACCTGCTGGAACAGAAACTCCTGCCGATAATGAAACTCCGCAAGGAACACCCCCCGTAGAGGATAAAACTAATGAATCTGCTACTTCTCAAAAAGTTTGGGATGACTTTGCTGTTAACGATTTTGCTCTTGAATGGATTGGTATTAATATTCCCGATATTATTACTGAAAATGCTGAAACTATAATGGCATATTATGATAAATATATTTATGATGCTATCGCAAATGGCATTGATAAAGAAACTGCTGATGTAGTTTGGTATAGTATTATGAATGGTCTTTATGGAGATGAACTTGCTTATGATAATCAAGGAACTCGAAACAGTGCTATTAACGATAATGATAAAACTATGTTGCGTGCAGCAATGCTTGCGATAATGAATCGTAGAATTGGTAATCGTGGTAATATAGAAAATGTTATTAAACGATTTGTAGAAACCGCTAACGAAAATGGCATTACTTATGGAGTTGATATTGATGGCAAGACTTATTTTAATATAGAAGATTTAGTTTCTTATATTTATGATATGTCTAATGTAGATGTTATTGCTCAATATTTATTTGACGAAATAAGTAAATATATTCTTAGCGATGATAATACTAAATATGTTGCTACTGATGATGAATCAATGACAATGCTTAATCGTGAAGCTAAAGCTAATCGTATTAAACGTCATGCTGAAATTCGAGCTAATTGGTTAATAACTAATCCATTTAATAATATTAATGTTGACGGTATTGATACTAATGAAGAACAATATGTAAATATTACTCAGCTTCAACCTGGTGAAGAACTTATTGGTAAAGCAAGTAATGGTCGTATTTATATAGGTCGTAAGAATGGAGCAACTATTGGTTATATGGGTATTCCTCGTTATGATGAAAATACAGGAATGCTTAGTCATGTTAATCGTGGTTGGAAATACGATATTATTGTTGATAGTAATTCTGGCGTTCAATGTAAGTTTAAAGATTATGTTTTAGATATTATTAATAACAAAAAAGATGTTGTTGCTAAATCTGTAAAACTTAATCAACTTATATATCAACTTAATAGTAGAGGTGAAGATGTTAGAAATAACGAAGAAGTTAAACAACTTGTAAAAGAATTGCTTCCGCTTATTGATAACAAAGAACTTGCTATTTATAATGAAAAAGATGATGACGCTATTTTTGATTTAGTAAAACATTTTACTGATATTGTTGGAGTTGCTATTATGCATCCCGATGATATTGTTGGAAACGTAAATAATTGGTTTGATAAAATTGCTGGTAGTTTTGTTCAAACTTACGAATTTGCCCGTAATAAAACAAAGGGAACTTTTAGAGTTGCTGATGTTAGTAAAGGTAATATAGTTTTGAAAGATATTGCTGATAATGATATTCGCGAAGTATTTGATGGTTATAACGAAGATAAAGTAAAACTTGCTACTGTAACAAGTACTGCCGGTATTCAAATTAATGATGAAAATGATTTACGAATAAATAGAGAGTTCGTTAAGAGCAATCTTGTTGGTACTTCTTTCTTTGCTATAATGGATGGACATGGCGGTTATGATATTGCTCAAATAGCTAAGCCTCGTTTTGAACAACTTCAAAATAAAGAAGCTAAAGAAATTCGTGCTGCTCTTCAAAAAGAAGTATTTGATATAGTTCAAGATTGGATAGAAAATAATCCTAAAGTTGATGATGTTATGGAACGTCTTAATCAACTTATGGGCAAGTCTGGAATGTTTGAAGGAATTAAAGCTAATAAGACTGCTAATGGAAATATTATGATTGGTTTTACTACTCGTAATGATGGTAATACTTCTATTAAAAATAATAATATATTTCATGGATTAATAATACTGAACGAAGCTAACGGAACTCGTGGTCGTAATGTTAGTTATAATACCGATATAAATCTAATTAGAAATCGAAGTAGTCAAGCTGGTGCTACTGCTCCTACTTATAAATATTCATCAAGAATAGATTTTATTCGTACTAATAGAGAATTTATTAATTGTATTGATAGTCTTTGTGATAACGCTAATATTAATATTCCGTTTGCTTTTGCTAAAGATAAAACATTTAATACAATTGACGGAAAATATATTAGACGAGAAAATAATAAAACTATTATTGAAGTTGGAGGATATAAAAAAGAATATGATAGTTATCAACAATTTCTTGTCGAAAATGGTTTAATTAAAACTAAACTCGATAAAGATAAAAATGGCGCTAACTATACTAAGAATAAATATGTTGGTGTTAATATTCGTTTTGATGTAGCTACTCCTGTTACAACTAAAAAACAAACTGTTGATTTAAATAGTAAATTTGATTCCGATGAATTAGTTAGTCGTCTTAATCAAAATACTACTGTTGCTGATAGTTTTAGAACTATATTTGCAGGAAATGAAGTTGCGTTAAATAAACTCAATGCTCTTGATAATATTGGTATTATACCTAAATTTATCAATGTTCAATCAAAATTGACTGATGAAGCCGGTAATGAAGTTTATGCTCAATATAATCCTGCTACAAATGAAATAGATATTAATGCTAACCAATTTAATAAACAAAGTTATAGTTGGGCTTTGCGTAGAATAGTTCATGAAAATCTTCATCAACAACTTAACAATGTATATTCTCGTAAAGATGCTCTTGATAAATTAGAAGTAATATATAATGCTTATGAAAAATACGTTCGTGAAAATCATCCTAATGACGATGCTTATACAAGATTCTTAAATATTCGTGCTGATAGAGTTCTTGCTCTTGAAGAATTTGTTGTTGAAAGTTTAACAAATCCTTTATTGATTAGACAACTTAATGAAATAAATGCTGATGGTGCTGTTATTAAAAATAAAACTGATAAATCTTTGCTTCGTAAATTACTCGAAGTCATAATGGATATTATTGGTATTGATGTTAATAAAGGAAGTCTTCTTGAACAAGAACTTGATATTCTTAATGATATAGTTGCTAAAGACAATTCTGACACAGCAACAATGAGTTCCCCCGTAGAGGATAGAGTTGGTACTACACCTGTTCCAGATATTGATATTAATGATGATTTTATTAATCCTGATGATAATAATTTTGGTAATGACGATTATGAATTTACTGATGATGTATTTAGTGCTGTTAGTGAAGATTATATGGCAGACAATATAAACGACTTTATAAACGGTTTGCCCGCATCACTACAAGCCGATACACGTAGAATGCTTGACGATGGCAGCCTTACAATGTATTGTGAATAGGATTGTTCAGTATAAAATAAAAGTCGCTTAAAACGAAGAAAAACGGCATTGTCGAGTGTGTAAGTATATTTTACTTCATGTTCGGCAATGCTATTAATAACAATAAACATAACAATAGTATGAGTTGTACTGTTAAGATTACAAACAACGATAATCTCGACAATTTATTAGCCGAAAGAGTTGGTCGAGGTTCTAAAGAATATATTGAACTTGCTTCTGTATATAACAGTAAAAATTTCAAAAATTATATTGCTAATAACAATGTTGATGTTAATGACGTTAATACTATTTATGATGCTCTTGTTAATATGAGAAATAATACAACAATGAGTATTCGTAATATTATTAATCGAGAACAAACTAAATCTGCTGACGGTTTTAGTTCTTATACTGCTCGTGTAGATGCTATTAATTATATTGCTTCAACAGCAAATCTTGTTTATTTCAATGATTTATTTAGTAATAAACAAAACATTAAAAATATTCGTCAACTTCAAGCTGCTACATTTGTTCGTATGCTTCAAACTTATGCTAATGCTATTAAAAAAGCGAATCCTGGTAATACCGAATTAGCATCTGTTGTTGCTCAATATAGCAAAAATAGAAAATATAATGAACTTCTTAATTATCTTCAACAATATAATAAAGATAATGTTGCTTTGCAGAATCTTTATACTGGAGTTAGTTATGTTTTAAATAAAACATTTTTCAATGAAATTGCTAATAATAAAAATGTAGCTCAAATTAATAGTCGTCTTGAAGAAACTCCTGAAGATACTGCTAATGAAGATAGTTTAGATTTTGAAGAAACTGGTGAGCTTTCTGCTGATGCTGTTGATGAAACTGATACTTCATTAAATCAATTAACTAATACATTAGGAGTTATTCCTAATTATGAGGGTCATATTGAAGAAATAGTTCGTGTGTTTCTTAATGCTATTCCTAAACTTAAAACTACAAAACGAACTATAACCAAAAATCCTAAAACAGGAAAAGATGTTGTTAATTATGATTATACATTTAACGATAATCTTAATACTGTTGAATTTGAAGATTATTCTGTAATTAGCAATTTATTATTTACTAAAGTTAATAATGATAATTTTGATTCATTTATGAATAGTCTTGAAGAAGTAGCTAATAATATAGCTGGTGCTGAAAGTCTTATTTATATCAAAGATTATCTTACCAACAATAAACAATTTGCTTATAAGTTTAGAATGATTTTTAATCGTCCTATTCCTAATAAGCAAGAAACTGTTATTACAGAAAAAGGTGCTCCAAGAACAGAAATTAGTAATGAAAGTGCTAACCCTGTTAACGTTTTATTCAATAAAATGAGTCTTAGTGCTCGTAATATTAATATTAATAAAGCAGATAAACTTATTGCTCAATTAAATAAACTTTCTAAATCTGCTAAAGATAATCAGTTTCCAACCGCTGTTGAAAAAGATAATTTTGTTAATGAAATATACAAAATAGCTAAAGTTCTTATTCCTGATATAACTCCCGATACTATTAAAAAATATGCTGTTAAAGAAAATAGTAAATCAAACGCTGTTTATAATAATAGTAATCAAATTTATTTAGGTTTTATTAGCGGTTTGACGAATCTTCTTGATGCTTCTAAAGTTTATAATACTGAAAGAAGTAATTATGAAAGAATGACTCAAGAACAACGTAATGTTTATGATACTCTTAATCCGTCTTTCTTTAGAGCTGTTGATATTCAAGCAATGAAATTATTTGCTGAAAAAATTAGTAAATATCTTTATATTCCCGTAAATCTTAATAGTCGTAATTCTGAAGGTAATCTTCAATCAGATGTTCTTAATCGTAATTATATTCTTACGTTTAATGAAATACTTAATAGTGAAGAAGCTTGTGCAGCTTATGCTAAAAAGAAATTTGCTGGAACTGGATACAATTATAGCAATATTCTTATTGAAAGAATTGCTGCTAACGGAGATATAATTCCTGGACTGTTTAAAAAGAATGGCGATAATTATACTCTTACTGAATATGGTAAAGAATTAATGAGAGTTAATTATTTTATCGGCAGTAATGACCGTAGAGATTATAGTCCTTATTTATATAAGAAGATGTCTAAAGGAGATTACTTTATGACTAATCTTATTGAATATCTTGCTTCTGAAAATCATAAATATAATATTGGTGGTAAAGAACAAAATATTCGTTTTACTAATATGTTTCTTAGTATTCCATCTGATGCTTCTAATCAATTTAGTTTTAAATATCCTCTTATTAATTTAAAAGGATTATATACCGTTAATGAAGATAAAACTCGTAGTTATAACCCTAATCATCCTTTGTTTACTGCTTTTAGAAATATAATTTATCAAGAAATTTTTGATGCCTATAATACATATAAGTCTATATTTGTTGAAAGTAGTGGTACTGCTTTTTCATTTAAAAGAAATAATGATGGTGATGTTGAAATCCGTAGTGATTACAACGAAAATAATATGTATGAAAATTATGAAAAGAAAGTTTACAAAGACAAAGATGGAACAGAATACAAAGGTGTATTTCATAAAGATAAAAGAACTGGTAAATATATTCTTCATGGGAATGTGGTTCGTCTTTCTGAATTGGATACTAAGTTTGCTACCCTCGATTTGTATGATAATTTGCTTGGAAATGATAAAGTTATAGATATACTTTATGGTCGTTCTGATACTGCTGACGGTACAGGAGTTAGGGTTTCCAATGGTCAATTGATTCTTAATGCTAAACAAAATCAAGCTATCAATAATGCAGTTGAACAATTTATTTCAAGTTATCTTGAACGTGGAGTAGCTAATCTTCGTGAACAATTTGACACTTATCTTCATGCTATAAATGAAAATAATCGTCAAGTTCAGCAAGATATTAAATCTAATAGATTTAGTAAAGATGCTCTTACTCTTGCACGTCTTGAAGAATTTATTCTTAATCAATTTATTGCTCAAAAAAGTTTTGACGATTTGTTTAATGGTAAATCTAAATTCTATAAGAATGCTCAAGATATTCTGAAACGTCTTAAAGAAGTTCAAGCATCTGGTAGTCCATTTGGTAATAGTGATATTCGTTATAATGAATTATCCGATAAACCTGAAACTAAAGAAAAATTTACTATTGGCGGTCGTGAATTTGAATTAGGACAGACTTTTAAAGCTGTTACTATTCTTAATACCAATAAAGGTAGTGAAGAAGATGTTATAAACAGAATTAAAGATCAATTAAAAATTGCTGGTACTAATGAAGAAACTGTTAAGAAATTAATTCGTCCTTATGTCGGTAAGAGTAAAACTAATGATGCTCAATCTTATATTACTCTTGATGAATTTATTCGTAGAATTTATGCTGCCGGAGAATTAGAGAAATATCGTAATATTATTGAAAAGCTTCTTGATGATACTCCGTTAGACCAAATAGATTTTGATACTCTTAATAAGATTCAAGTACAAAAGAATTTTTATTTTGATTTACATTATGATGCTGATAGAAATATCGAAGTTCCTCGTCAAATTAAAAATGCTGAATTTGTTCTTATTCCTAAATTAATTAAAGGAACTGAACTTGAAACAGTTTATAATGCTATGAAAGCTGCTGGTATTGACCAACTCAATACTGTTGAAACTTCTAAAGCTGCTAAGAATAAATTGATGGAATTATGGAATTCCTCTACGGGGGAACTCACCGAAGAGAATGTCAAGAATTTTATTGCTAATGCTGCGACTAATACGGAAGTATATAGTTATACTTATTTATATCGTCAACAAGAAGTTCCTTCTCATCTTAAAGACGCTGAAAATAAAATTGGTATTCAAGTTTATAAAAAGCTTCTTGATAATATTCCTAATACTGAATTAGGAAGAAAATATAAACAAACTATCTTTAGAAATATGGCTGCTAATATTAATGCAAGTTTTAAAGATGTTTGTGCTATATTAAATATTCCTCTCGATAGTAAAGGTAATATTATGTTTGACGAGAATGGTAATGTTAAAGGTTTGAACTATGAACGTTTAATTAAACTTGCTCGTGAAAATGCTGCTCGTAATGGTGCTGATAAGAATACTCTTGATTTTCTTACTACTGATGAAAATGGTCAACCAAGATTTCCTATGTATATGAATAGTATTAGTAGTAAAATTGAGAATCTTGTTAACGGTGTTCTTAATCGTAGTATTACAAGACAGAAAATGCCTGGTTGGCATGCTGCTCAAGTTTCTGATTTTGGTTTTCAAGTTGATAAACATACCAAAAAAGATAGTCGTCTTGCTTATCGTAAAGTTGGTAAATTTGATAATCAAGATATTTATTATGCTGAAATTCGTTTACCACGTTGGAATAAGATTCTTAAAGATGTTCCTCTTGAAGAACTTAATAACAATATAGATAAATATATTGATGAAGATGCTCGTACTATGATTGGTTATCGCATACCTACTGAGGGAAAACAATCTGTTGTTATCATGCGTGTTGTAGAATTTCTTCCCGATACTTATGATAGTACAGTTGTTCTTCCTGATGAATGGGTCGCTCAATCTGGTTCTGACTTTGATGTTGATAGTGTTTATGCTATGACTTTTGGTTTAACTAAAAACAAAGATGGCGTTGTTACTCGTTACGATAATAAGAAATTCTATCTTGATGCTGAACCAAATAGCACCGAAAGCAAACGTGGATATTTGAATTATGTTAAAGCTAATATTGAACTTGCTGCTCGTAAATCAATTTCTTCTTATGTAGATAAAGCTAATGTTACTAAAGACGAAATTAAAAATGCTTATAAAGCTAAAGTAGAAGAAATTAATAGTCGTCTTATTGATAATATTATTAATAAAATTAATGCAACTCGTGATACAACTAATGGAGTTTGGGCTGCTGCAAAAGAACTTAAAGGTGAAGCTAAAAAACTTACTTATGAAATAGCTACAACTATCGGCAGTAAACCTAAAGAAGTTCCTGCTTCTATATACATTAATAATGTTATTGAACGTCTTGTTAAACTTGACGATAACGGTAATCATCCTCTTCATAATGTTATTGATAATATACTTGCAGTATTTGAAGAAGCACAGCAAGCTATCGACCAACAACGAGACGAACTCGAAGAAGCCGCACAGGAGCGAAATGCAGCCCGTTCAGAACGTTTAAATATGATTTATGAAGAACAGTTCAACTCGGCAGAAACATTCGCGAGAGAGGCTGGAATTGCGTCATACGAACAGTGGTTAACACTCCCCGTAGAGGATAGAGTAGATGCTGGTGTTCGTAATAATGATATTCTTGATACTTTTATTAAAATACTTAGTAGTCCTTTTGCTATTGAAGAAAATGTTGGTACTTCTAACTTCGATAGATTATCAGAGCTTAACGAAGAGTGGAATAAACTACTTGGAAACGTTAATGTTAATGCAGTTACAACTAATCGTATTGGCTCTCATGATTTTAATACTCAGCTTGACTGGGACGAAACGGCGTCTGCTGGTCGTACTCTTAAAGGCGTGTCTGTTAATCTTGATACTCTTTCAAGTATCGGTAATATTACTAAAATTGTTACAGATAAATATATTCCTGTAATGTATGATTTTAGTAATATTGAAGAAAAAGAATTTAATACTAAAGTTAAAACTTTTGTTGAACGTTTTGGTAAAGATAATGTTATTATTGATGGTCGTAAAGTAGTAATTAAACATAATCGTATTGGTTGGAGTAACGATAATAAGAACGTTGAGGATATGCTTATAACTCCTTATACTTCTCAAACCACTGCTTATATTCTTGATGTTATGAAAACCCTTGCTATTCATAATCTTAATGAATATACTTTCGTTCCATTTAAAACAATGTCTATGGCTGGTATTGATTATGATACTGCTCTTAGTATTTTGTATCAACCTATTATAGATACTCTTGTTCGTAATGTAAACGAAAGTCAAGGTTTTGGAGTTAAGAGCGGTTTTAATCCTCTTGTTGAAACTTTTGTTTCTGTTGCTGAACGTGCTGGTATTAAAAATGCTAATAATATTAATACTGTTATTTCAAGATTTGAAGAGCTTTATCACGATGATATTGCTGAACGCTATGGCAATACCGCTCATCCTATTATCAATAAGAGCGAAAACTCTCGTCGTTTAAAGAATGAAATGACGGAAAGAGAAGCTCTTATTCATGATTATGTTGCTCTTAAACAATTCTATCAACTTCGTGAAATTGGTAATATTCTTAATAATCATTTGAGCGTTTTGACTGCCGATAAATACGGTGCTAAACAAACGTTCTATATGAACAATAAAGTGTTTACAGATATTGAAGGACTTGTTGAAAGTAAAAATAAACTTTATTCTCATAATGAAGAAACAGGAGAAGATGTTCCTTTAATAGAAGCTATATTTCCAAATATAAATAAAGGAATTAATAGTTTTGCTCATTCTGATATGAATCAAAGCGTTCATCCTATTCTTGCTACTTATCTTCAACGTTCTACTGTTTTATCTGTTAAGATAGCTCAAGCATTTGACGAAACTGCTTCTGACCATTTTACTAATTTGGTTTATAGTCTTAGAGATTATACTTCTAATGGTCGTCTTACAGAGAAACAATATAAAGATTATAAAGAATATCTTGTAGGTCGTAGTTATCTTGCAAATGCTAGTTATACGGTATTGACAATGCCAATTACTTATGATAGTAAAGATAATAGTTTTGGAATTATTAAAACTAATGATGATAAAGAATCTTATATTCTTCGTGAAGTTGAACTTATGCGTATTGCTGGTATTGGCGCTAATAACGATATATTAAATGAATTTTATATTACTGATATTAATAATGTTACTAATGAAGAAATAGACAAATTTAATAAACTCACTCCTGCTCAAAAAGTTCTTTATATACAACAGAATTTTGGTGAAGATATAGGTATATTTAAATATTTTGATGTTAATAGTTTTAATGATGCTAATTATCGTAGTCAAGGATATACAGGACAACAAATTAAACTTCGTCAAGGTAACGCTTCTATTGACGCTATCCATAATGAATTTAATATTGCGTGGAATTGTACTAATCCTATCATTAAACTTACTCTTGCTGATATAGTCAAATACGCTTATACTCTTGAAAATAATAGTTTCAAACAGAATAATGTTGCACGAGCTGTAACTATTGAAGTTCTTAAAAGTTTTGGTAATGGTGGTTTTAATATTGCAGAAGATGCAAAAGCTGGTATGGAAAACTGGCGTGTTACTTCCTCTACGGGGGGTCTCACTCGTAGATTAGCATTAGGCTATATTCGTCAAAATCTTGATACTTTTAATCTACCTTATCGTAGTATTGATAGAATTAATAAAGTACATCCTGAAAAAGCTAATATTATCAGAAGTATTATTAAATATGATGCTAAAAGAAATCTTATAGTTGATACTAATCTTGCTGCTAACGAATTAAGCATTGAAGATAGAGAAAATCTTCTTAAATATTATGGTTTGATTAATGCTGATGGTAGTCCTCAACTTGCTATTAAAATTAAATATGCTGGAGAAACTCGTGTTTATACTGGTGTTTATGAAGATGGTATTATAACTTATATTCCTATTAATAAACTTTCTTCTATTGATATTAACAAAACAACTGAAAATAGTGTTGTTAAACAAAATAATATTTACGAAGAAATAGACAGTGTTGTAAATAGAATTACTGATAATAAACTCGCTAAACATACTGATTGGTTATTTATGAATGTCGTTGACGAAAACGATATTGTTAAAGTTGAAACTAATCCTTATGTTGAAGATGTTATTGCTAATAATAATTTCTTAGAAAATGTTTGTCCTGTTGTCGTAAATCCTGGATTTACTGGCACTGTTAGTTTTGTTGCACAAGATGGTTACGAATATGTTGCTACTCGTATGACAAAAGAAATAGCTGATGATATTCGTAATAATAATTTTAAAGATGCGAATAGTCAAAACTATATTGATATTCTTAATAAATATCCTAATCGTAATGTTGCAGAAGATTATCAACTTCATAGAATTGTAATTCATAATAGTAATATTATGTATTCTGCTATTTCTGAAGAAGATAGTGTTGCTAAAGTATTTAAACAAGCTACAAGTTTTATTCGTTCTAAAAGTAATATTGGTGATGAATTTGCTAAAAATGTTATAAAGAATTTCTATCATGCCAATCTTGATTATCTTGATACGAAAGCTATTGTTAAAAATATGCCTCTTGCTGCTACTTCTATTGCTGATTATTTTGAAACTGTTTATGCTGACATAGTTGGTCGTACTAATAACTTTATGGTTGATAACAACGGTAATGTTATGAGTATTGATGACCCGCGTGTTATTGAATATATAATTAAAGAAGTTGGTAATATTAATAGTGTAGTATCTAAAGCCGATTTTGTAAATGAAGTCGGTGCTGTCATTGCTGCTGATGAGACCCCCCGTAGAGGGTATGATACAGAGTTGATTGCTGCTTATAACAATGTTGTTGCTCTTTATAATAATAAGAAACTTACTGTTGATAACTTCCGTAAAGCGTTTGCTAAATTCTTAAATATGAGTCCTAATAATTTTACTAATTTAGGTAACAGTATTATGGGTAGTGTTCAACGAGTTCTTGCTGATGTTGAAAATGATAATATTAAAACCGATTTCTTTAATATTATTAATACTGTAAATGCTATTCGTAATAGATTTAGTATATTCAAAGATTTGGCTGTTGATGGTCTTGATGAAGATAGTAAACGCGCTATCAATAAGATAAAAGAAATTATTACTAAACTTGAAAATAATCTTGCTGTTAATAATGCTCGTGATAATTGGTTTATTAAGTTCTATGAAGCCACAAGTAGCAATCCAATGGTAAAGGAACAAATGATGGACATCTTTACAAGTTATGGAGATACGTCTTTCTTAGACATGTGGATTCAAGATATTCATTTTAACCGTAATCCGATTATTCAGACTGTTATTAAAGAAGTTGATGCAGAACTTAAAAAAGCTGAAATTAGCGGTAAGAATGAAGCCCGTGATTTTGCTGAACACATGAAAGATATTAAATCTCGTGCTGCTAAAGCTGGTAAGTCTGTTAATTATAATCGAATGATTAAAGACAGTAGATTTATTCGTCCTTATGATGATAAATTTGATAAAGATTATAATAAACTTCATGCTGATTATGTAAAAGCTGTTCAAGATACTAATAGTACAACTTCTATTGAAGCTTTACGTGCTAAATGGAAGAAAGATGATTTCCTTGCTAAGCATACTATTTCTCGTTATAAACCTGCTAATTTCTTATATGACGATAAAGGTCGTATTGATGTTATTATTGACGCTGATAAATTAACTCCTCAAGAAAAACTTGCTTATAAAGAAGCTCTTGCTAATTCAGATAGAATGGATTATGTTACTGCTATGGTAAATCAAGATGCCAATATGCTTAAATATTATCCTACTATTTTCTCTGAATATAAAAAACTTCTTCAAGAACAGCAAGATATTATTAGTGTTGCTCAAAACGGTATTCTTAATGAAGAGCAAGATAAACAACTTCATGAAATATATAGCAAGATTGCTTATCTTACTTCTACTTATTACGATGATATGACTGAAAAGAACGAAGAAGATAAAGAATCTTCTATTGCTCTTAGAAATTATATTGCTAATACTGCTAAATTAAAAGAATATTATCTTGATAGAAAAGCTAAAACTGGTTGGCAAGAACAACTTGATAATGCTCTTGATACTATTGCTAAATATGAAAAGCGTGATATTGAAGGAAGATTAATTGTTCCTCGTGATAGACTTATGAGTATTCCTGAATATGCTCATGCTAAACAATGGTTAATTAATAACGCCAATTATACTATTGACGAAGAATTTGCTAAAGCTCTTAACAATGCTTATTCGGATATAGCTGATACTCGTCGTGGCGGTAGTATATTTGGAACTTTAGTAAAAGCTAAGAAAGCACGTGATGCTTATGGTATTGTTGACGGTAGATTATTTACTGATGAAGAAGTTGCTAAACTAAAAGATGAAGCTCTTAAAGGTTATAATATTAATCAACGTACAGGTTTGCCTTATGCTGGAGTTCTTCGTCAAAAAGAAAACGGAGATGTTATTTATAATGATATTTTTTATAGTAAACTGAAATCAAATCGTCTTATTCCTGCTGAAGAAATGCAATTAACAGAAGCAGCTAATAGACTTCTTTATAAAGCATGGAGTGTTGATAAAAAAATATTTGATTTTGGTAATAAGAGTCTTACTGCTGATGATTTAAAATTAATTGCTCAATACCTTGAAGCTGCCGGTCTTGCGAGAACTAAAGGTAGTAAAGAAGTTGCTGAATTTATTGAAACTGAATGCGAAGTTACTACTGATAATACTTTATGGTCAAGACAGCGTAAAGATGCTATTAATCGTGGTAGTGATTTTCTTACTGTATGGGACGAAGTATTTAGTCAACGTAATGCTGATGGCGAATTAGTTCCTAATACTACTTTCTATGGAACTATTAAACCTAAAGATGAAAATAAATATATTAATAGAACCAAAACTGATGCTGTTAAGTTTATTAATCAACATACTAATATAGTTAATACTGAATATTATTATGAAGTTCGTGGAGAAATGATGAAGAAATCTCCAGCTGAATATGAAGATTGGTTTAAAAAGAACCATATTCTTAATCCTTATACTAAAGAATATGAACCTCTTCGTATTTGGACTACTACTGAATATGTTGACGACAATGGCGTTAAAGTTAAAACTAAATGGACGCCTAAAATTAATCAAACTAATATTGAACCCCGTAAGGAAACTACTAATCCGGAATGGAAAGAAAATTCTCGTAATTATAAAATCGGTAGTGGTTATGATAATATAAATTATAATAATCTTAATGAATATGAAAAAGAATCTATTGATTATATGCAGCAAACAATGCTTCGTTATGCTTTTACTAACAATAATAAATATTTTGTTAATGAGGGTTATCTTCCATCTTTAAAGAAAGCTACTCCGTTTAATGCTGCTGAAATTGCTCATCAAGCTTTAGGATTTATTGGTTTTAGTTCTAATGTTCCTAATGATTTACGTTGGCATAATAATGATGAAATCAGTTATGATAATGATTATATCATGCCTAATATTATGCTTAAAACTATATTTGCTAATAATAGCAAAAAGAAATCTCCTGTTCCTGCATTTAGAAATGCTGATGAAACTCAAGCCGAATTTATTATTCGTAGAGAAAAAGTTCGTGCTGAAAATGCTAAAATAGAAGAAGAAAATAAAAAGATTCATGAAGAACTTCTTAATACTGATTGGGATGAAGTCTTTGATATATTCATAAAGAATAGTGCTAATACTGCTGCTACTCAAACTATCAAACATCTTTTGTATAGTGCTACTGATGCTCTTACTCAACATAAGTCTTATCAATTAACTAAGATTAAAGGTAATCTTGTTAAAGATGAGGCTCTTAGTAGTGAGAATGAAATTGAATATAAAATGACTAATAATAACAAAGCTGTTGAACAAGTCAAAAATTATATTCGTCGTGTTATATTTAAACAATATAAAGAAATTAATGCTCCTAAACTATTGAAGTTTGCTGGTTTGATGCAGAATATTTCTGGTACTAAATATATGACCATGAATATTACTGGTGGTATTGCTAACGTTCTTACTGGTAACGTTAATATTGGTATGGAACGTCTTGCTCGTGAATATTTTAATGAATCTGATTATCTTAAAGCTCAATCACTATATTTTGGCGGTATTGTTAGTTATATGTCCGGAATGTATAGTGATAGAAGTTCTTCTCTTCAAGATGCTATTATTAAGATGGCTAATGTTGTTGATTATGATAGAAAATCTGAAGTTAGCGAAGAAGATTTAAGAGGTTATATTAAGAAAGTTAAAGGTCTTATGTTTACTCCTCAAACTATTGGTGAACATAAAATGCAAAATACTGTTCTTCTTGCTATGATGGTAAGTCACAGACTTGTTCAAGATAATGATGGCAATTGGACTATTATGTCTAAAGAACAATATCATAGAGAAATGGATGAAAAAGCTCTTTTGAATATTCTTAATGAAGAACAAGTAAAAGAATATAATGCTCTTAAAGAACGTATTCGTAATAATGAAAAAGAACGTTTTGAATATAATACTTTTAAAAAGACTATTGTAAATAGTTTTGTTAATGCTCTTACTAACGAACAAAAAAGAAAGTATATCGAAGAAAGAGAACGTCTGATTAAAGAAGCTGATAAGAATTTCAAAGAAAATCATAAAGATATTTATAGTCAATTTGAAATTACTAAAGATGGTTATGCTGAAATAAAATCAGATAGTCCACTTAGTTATAAAGAATATGCTAAGTTTGTTAATAAAGTTATTAATGTAAACAAAACTATTCATGGTGTTTATGATAAGAACGGTGCTGCTCTTCTTGAAACTAAATGGTTTGGTGGTATGGTAATGCAATTTCATAAACATCTTTATCCTGGTTTTAAGAAACGTTATCGCTGGAATGCTTATTATGATGAAAGTTTAGGTACTATTCAAAAAGGTGCTTATAAATCACTTATTGATTTTATTAGTATTCCATTTACTAATACAAGTAATGATATAGCAAAACTTAAAGAACAAGGAAATAAAATTAGTGTTCTTAGTGCTATTCAAACTTACTGTAAAAATCTTATAGATTTTGCTGTTCATATTAATCTTAATTACATGCTTGCTGCTGAAAGCGAACGTGCTAATATGAGAAGAGTTGCTTCTGATTTTATTTATACCGGTGCTGCTATTGTTGGAGCAATTGCTTTAACTGCTCTTGCTGGTGGAGATGATGATAATGAAGAAGCTATTTGGTATAATCTTCTTATGTATCATGCTGACCGTCTTGCTTCTGAATCACAAGCTTATACGCCGTGGGGTTTTGTTGGTGAAGCTGATAAACTTTGGAGTAGTCCTGTTGCTGCAAGTACAGGTATTCAAGATACTCTTAAAGCGTTATCTATTGCTATACAAGCTATTGATGATGGTGAACTTCTTGAACAGTATAAGACTGGTCGTTATGCTCATAGAACCAAATTAGAAGTATTCTTAACAAATAATACTCCTGTTCTTCGTGGTATTAAACGACTTCAAGATTTGCCTAATAATAATAGTTATTATAAACTTAATGAAAATCTTATGTCTGTTGTTCCTGTTAAAGAAATAGGAGAAAGTCTTAGAGATTAATATAATTGATAGAAATCCCGTCTACAATATGCTGTGGACGGGATTATTTTTATTTGAAAAATTATTTGCATTAATAAAATTCATGCTATATTTGTCAATGCAGAGAGGACGATATAAGATAAATATACAAATAGTATTGATACTTATATCCATTACAACGGTAATGGTTGAAATCTTCGCTACCAACGTATTGTTGGACTTAAAGAACAATGTGAAAGTCTTGCTTCGGGTTTCGATAATAGGTTGAATAGTGCTGCTGACGGGTATAGTGTTTTTGGATATTCCATTTACGGAAAAGCTTGTAAAGTTCTACATGATAATGGTGTTAGAGGTTTGGCTATACTTGAAGTTGTTCTCATTCCATAGCTTGGATAAGACGAATACCAATTAAATTCGCATGTAAAATTTATAACCATGTTGCATATTAAGAGGTTTATAGTCAAAGACAAGCTGTATCTAAGAATAAAGAAAATAAAGTTAATCTTGATATTTATAGAGTTAAATATAACGAAGATGTTCTCTCTGCAAAGAAACCTTTTTCGTAAAACTCCTAATAGTGCTTTTAGTGCTGTTAGGAGTTTTTAATTTAATAATGCTCATCATAATGCCGACAAAAATAAAATACCCACCTACCATTACGGTAAGCGGGGATATTTTGTATAGTTACATCTACGAGAATAGGCTTCTTTTTGCCTACATTCGATTTTCTTTGTCAATACGATAGTTTGTATTACTCAAATGAGAAAGTGTCTGAAACGGCTTTAGAATAAGCCATCTATAAATGAGTTCGATTAAGAAGATTAAGACGATTAAGAAGATTAATACGAATATGACTATTGCCGACCCCCCGTAGAGGATTGCATTACTTATTACGTTTCTCATTTTCTTGTATAGTCTTAACAACATCATCAAAATTCTTTATAAGTAGCCAAAGCCCCTTAATAAGAAGTACAGCTACAATTACTATTTGTATAACGAATATCATAATTTCTTAATTAATTTCATAAAGTTAGTAGCATCTGTTTTCTTATCGAATACAGTATTTTTAAAATCAGTTCCAACTTTAATAGTTAGAGTTCTAAAACCTCTATCAGTCATTTGTTGAACAGCATAACGAGTAATATCATTATCGCCATCTTTTGTCTTAAATTCAAAAACTCTTAATTGTGCATCCATATTTATATAATTATTAAAATTAGTAAGTTCAATATAAAATTAGCCGATACTACTTTCACAAGCAATACCGGCTCAGTAATTCATCTAATTATGACTATTGCAGATTCCCCGTAGAGGATGAGCATGAACCTATTTGATTCCTCTACGGGGGGTCTCCATGTCTTTATTAGAATAAACGGCAGAAACGGCAAGACTGGCAGTAATGTCAGTCTTGCCATGTATAACATATAAAACTTTATTTTTATTCTTCGACTACAACAGCAACCTTATCGTCATGATATTCAACTTCAACAATATTTAAATTTTCATCCCAACGATTATCATGAACAATAACTTCCATGTCTTGATTAAAACTTTGAAGTTTTTCAATAAGTTCATATACGGTCATAATATTAAGTTTTTATTTATTTCGTTTAATACCATTTTTAGCCCATTGAAGTACAAACCCTAAAGCAAACCAAAGTTGGTCTTTAGCCTTTTCAACAGCATATTGTTCACCAGTTTCCATATTAAAGTTTTCAGCTTTCACACAAGAAGATTGTCCATGGACTTCAAAACCAGTAACAGTAGTAAGAGTAGTATTAGTAGTTTTAGTACCAATCTTAATACTTTCTTTATTAGCAATGAAATTTTCTATATCATTACGATATAACATATCACCATTTTCATCTTGAATATGATAATATGATTTTTCAAATACATCAGCAGGACACCATGATTTATAACCATCAGGATAAGTAATTACATATCCCATATCATCAGGATGAGAATTACCAATTTTATATCCATTACTTACAGCCATAGAAGCCCTCATAGGATAAGCTTCAATCATTTTAATTCCAATATACTTTCCCATAATTTATAATTTATAATAATCACCAAATCTATCAACAGATTCGGCAAAATTTTGTTGAAAATCAGAAAGGGTTCTAACGAATACTTTAGGTTTAAGTTTACCAGCATTATCAACACCAGCATAACAAACAGCAGGTATCCATTTATCTCCTATATGCAAAACTTTATTATGATATTCAATAACTCTAAAAGGTTTTCCGGTATTAACATTAAAATAATCAGCTCCAATAATTGGAAGATTATTAGAGCCGATAGGAGTTAATTTATTTTCCTGTTGAGCCATGACCGCCATCTCCTCTTTCGGTTTTTCCTAAATCAGTTTTAACAATAACTTCGTTAAAAGTAATTTTAGGATAAGGCATAATAATTATTTGGGCAATTCTATCGCCTGGTTTATAAGGCATTGAATAATTATTTTTTTCATCTCTGTTTTTAAAACAAACAAGAATTTCACCACGATAACCGCTATCAATAACACCTACATGATTTGTCATATAAGCATTAGTTTTACGATTAGAACTACGAGGATAGATAAGACCAACAAAACCTTCTGGAATAGCCATGTGTAATCCTGTATGATAAATATGACATTGAAGTTTTTCATCATATTCATAAGAAACGGCTGTTAAATCCATACCTGCATCACCATCTTTAGCATATTGAGGAATAATAGCTTCATCACAAGATTTCCAAATTTTTACATTAATATTTACACGTTCCATAATTTCTTTTTATTTATTTGTTTAATAATTTATTTACCAATCATAACTAACAGCTTTTTCTAATTTCTTAGCTTTATCGTTAAATAACAAACTATCCATGCGTTTAGTTCCATCAGTAGAAGTATCTACATTAGAATAATATCCACTAATAGCATTAAACGCACCCCAAGCTGTACCAGCAATTTCTTTTTGACCAATACCATTTTGATAATAATCAAAAGTATCAATAATAGTATTCAATTTACGAATACTAATATCACTATCAGTAACAGCAAGTCCATTACGATAAAGAAGTTGTTTAAACGTATGACCTGTGTTTAATAAATTATCAATTTCATTATCAGTAAGATTATTATTACAAATATAATTTAAAACATCATCATCTGTAACTTTAATCTTAGAAAGAACATTATAAGCGTATTCAGTCGCTTCAATTTTCTTTTTAGTAATACCTAATACTTCATGGGCTAATTCAATATTCTTATGAACACTTTCAGTATGTCTAATACTAATACTATTAGTAGATTTTCTTATAGCCGCCGTAAGAGTATTCTGACATATAACACGAATAGGAGTAAACAAAATACGAACACCAGAGCTACCATCATGACTATTAACAAAAACTAAATAATTTTCAACAGGGTCACCATTAACAAGAATATTGTTTGGAAGTTTAGCACTAACGAAAATTCTTTCGCCATTACCAAAATAACCAGCAGTTTGCCAAATAGCTCCATTTTCTCCAATAACATTATCGAAAAATTTAAAAGCAGCATTATTTTGAACAATAGTATATTTTTGTTTTACATATCCTAACGGAATATGAGTATCATCTCGATAAGTACAAAAAGCATTATCAAGTTTAGAATACATATATTTTCCGTTGATATGCGCTTCAACATCTTTTCTTTTAGCTTCAAGCAAATCATCAAGAGTTTTATCAACATTATCAGAAACATTCATTTTTGCTACAAGCTCGCATTTCTTAACATTAAAATTAAGATGTGCAGCTTCCATACATTCCATAGAAGTTTTGCAATGAGTAACATCAGTTACACCTTTATAAACCCAAGGAACACCACGTGTACTATAAGCCATAATTATTTAATTTGAAGAGATTGATTTTGACAAAGATATGCAACAAGAAGTTGAGCATTACGATTCTGAATATATGATTTATAATCAGATTTAGAACTATCAATACTAATATTAGCTTGATGTTCATGGTTGAAATAAGTATTAATTATATCATAATTAATCATCTTGCATAATTCGATAAGAGGAATAGTTATTTCAACTTTAACTTTAGTAGATTCTAAATCATCACGAGTAAAAAGCGTTCCAAGCTTTTCTTTAATATGCTCGGCAACATCTTCGTTTTCAGCAGCAAAATTTTGATTAATAGTTTGAATAAAACCATCTACATCAAGATTATCAATATCATCTTTATCATAGTCGAGCATATCTGTATTCCAAAGTTCTCTGAATCTATCTAAACAAGCATCAAGAAGTTTAAGAACAAGATTAGTTTCAACAATACATTCAGTAGTACCACGAGTAGAAAGTCTGCAATCATCAAGTTCAATAACTTTATTTCCAGCTTTTCCAGTCTCCCCGTAGAGGAGTAAAGCTTCAAGCATACTATCTTTTAATCTTTTAGCAGCTCTTTCACGAGTTTTTTGAAGAACATCAAGACGTTGCTTTTCAGCTTTACAAGCAGCAGCACGATTTTCAATCATACAAACGGCTCTACGATAATTACCTAATTTTTGATAAAGTTCTTCTTTACTAATCTTAAGTTGATTTTCAATATCATCAGTTATTTCACCGTCACTTTCAATAATCTTATCAATAAGACTTTCAAGTTCAAAACTAATTGCATAAAGACTTTTTTCCATAATTAATTATTTATTTTTCATTTCATTAAACGCTTTTTCTTCAAGTTCGGGAGTTACATCTTCAAGGCGAATACCTTTCATACAAGGACATTCTTTCCATTGTATATTATAATTGCAAGAAAGAAATAAAAGACTTGTATTATCTTTATCAACAGCCATAATCCAATTATCTGGAGAAATTTCTACTTCAACACATTTAATAGTTTCTTTTTCTTTAGGCATCCAACCTTTAATAATATCATGTTTCCATAAAATACATGTATTAAAGTATCTACCAGTTAAAATATTATTTTCATGTTCAAACGAACCTCCACTCCAACAAACAGTGTTTTTAATTTCAGTCCATTCTTTAGTAGCAAAACTATATCTTTTGATAGGTTTTTTAGTAAAAGCACTATTATAACTAATATCACCATTTGGTTCTTTAAAAACATCACTTTTGCGAATATTTTGACAAGTACCATCATTACTTATTTGCATCCATTCATCATCAGTAAAACGAAGAGGACTAATAATATCCCAATTACAAAGTTTTTTAACAAGATTAATTTCATAAGGAGCAGAAGAACCACTATTGCCATGAGAAGCAAATACAGCAATAGATTCAATTACTTGTTGATACATCCAATCATTTAGTATATCTTCACCATTACCGTATCCAGCAAGTTTAAGCTCTTTAATAGCATGCTTGCAAATATTAGAATTATTGATAATATAATTCATTACTCTCTTATTAATAAGAGGAGTTTTAGTAAGTTTCTTAATATAACGTTTACTCTTTTTCATATTATTATGCCAAATTTATAATAAAGTTGATTAGCATTACTGCCGACTGCAACTTTTTCTTTATAAAGGATTTTTCTACATTCACAACATCTAATAACTTTATAAACATCATAAACAATACCGCATTTTATACGTCCATTTTTATATCTTCCATTATTGCAATGATAATACATTTCTATTTCACCATGTTTACAAAGGATTCGACTAACTTTAATTTTCTTCTTTAAAATTTTTAAAATCATAACCACACGTTTCAAGTTCATCTTTAATCATACCAGCAATAATCTTAGCATTTTCATGAGGTTTTCCGGTAGTACCATAATATCTCAAATCAATAATATGACGCCATTCATCAATAGAATAAGTATAAATGCAAACAGTTGCAGTATCGAGAGGAAGAACACCACGAGCATCTTGACGATGCATACCTTTATTAACAAGAAGTCTATATTTATTAAAAGAATTGTTACAACTCTCTATATAAATAAATGCTTTTTCATGAATATCACACCATTCTATAAAGATAGGTTTATTATTTAAATAATTTACTTCTTCATCAGTCATCCAATGAGGACGACAAATAGTTCCATCTTCATAAACATATCTTGTAGATTGTTCAGAAATATTATTAGGACTAACGCGATTAAGCTCTCTTGAAGTGCTTATTTGAGTAGTAACTTTAAAAGTATAACGAAGCATGTTATAACCAATTTCGTAATTTTTAAACTCATTTTTATCAACTTCAAAATATTTTATAGCACGTATTATATTAATATGCTCATTTACAAATTGACCATTAGCGACAACAAAAACACAATTATTATAATAATCTACTTTTATGTCCAAACCTGCTATTACTATTCCATTTTGAATAGCAGTAGCAAAATTATATATCATAGGAATATAATTATTTTTTATAATATAATAATAAGTATAATGACGAAGCATACTAAAATGCTTATTTAATACTAAATTATTAACAGTTCTTGCATCATCACCACTTTCTTTTTTATAGCAAACTCTTGCACAATTAGCAACATGACTATTAAAATCATGTTGTTCCATAAACTCAACTTTCGGTTCTATAATTTTCATAAGTTATATTATTTAAATAAACCAATTTTTATACCAGCTTTAATATCTACATACATATATTTAACACCATTATAGGTCTCAAAAACAAATTGTTCATAGGCTTTAACAAAATCAGAATCTTTTTTAATACCAACAATTTGACCAGTACGATAAGGATTATTAGGTTCGCTGAATCGTTCATCTATGGCAACAGCATATACACATTCATCTTTATGCTCACTACATGAATCACAAGCATCTTTGCTATATCCAATACATTTGCCATTAGCTTCTTCAATTTCTTTAGCAGCTTTTTTAGTAAGTATTTTATTCATAACAATTTGCTCATTCATAAGTTTACCACAAACAGGGCAAGCTTCATATACAAGAGCAACAGCTACATTATCAGATGTATTTTCCATAATTTTAATTATACAAGTAACACTCCCCGTAGAGGAATCAACTATTTAATCAATTTCATTACTTTATCATAAATATTATAATAAAGTCCCATAAGACCAAAATTATTATCAATATCTATACAATCAGTAAGAGCATTTATATTTTCACTTGCATGATTATCTTTAGCACTCGCGTCATTTCTATTAACACGAAATACAATCCCGCCAGCTTTTAGAATCGCATCAACTTCATTTTGAAATCTAACATCAGCAATAATACAATAACCATTATAATTTTTAAGATGTTGAGCACGATTCATACAAGTTCTTACCCAAATATTTTCGTTAATATGATTACGACAAATATCAGTACCGAACCATTGAAGAAGATGTCTAACTTTAATAGCACATTCGTTATTAGGCATGCCTAAATCACGAAGTTCTTCATAACCGTAACGACTAATCTTGCCTTTAATAACATTATGTTCATTAATAATTTCTTGAGTAGCAGGATTATAATACATCATATCTTTAACAGCTCTATCATCGAGAAGAGTACGATTAATATGAAAAACATTGCTTATAGCATCTTTCATAGCATCAGCAAAATGAATAACAGATTTTACATATTCATCACCATGTTCATTCCAATGTTTAAAAGTAGAATAAGTACCACGATTTTGAATAAGACAAATCATAGAAGCAACAGTATCTTTACCAGAGTTTTTAACTCCAGCAATACCAATAAGAGGTCTTTTATTAAAATCCATATTATAATTATTTGTTATATCAAATATATAAAAGTTTTATTTGTATTATATAATACGAAACGACTTATTCTAAAGCCTTGTGCTGAACGTAATCGAAAATCAATATAATTGTAAAGGACAAATGAGAAAGTCTCTCATAGGGCAAAAGAATGGTATTCTCGCGTGTGTTGGCAGTTGTTTCTAACATGTTCGTAATCGGTTACAGTATGAGCATAAAAAAGGCTACTAACAGTATTATAACCATTAGTAGCCAGATTAATATGCTTAATAAATTCGATAAATAACAGCTTTTTCTACATTGACATCATTTATAAGATGTACATTAACATTAAAATCCTTATTACAATTAGGAATAATATATCCTATATAAATACGATAAGCACCAGTATAATCTCTTTTAAGTTTAATAGCATCATCAACTTCTTCTTCATAAAGACAAATATAATAATTATATCGCTTTTCTTCTTGATTATATCTTTGAAGAATATTATATGATTTAGCTTTAAAATCAGTAAAGAGAAAAAGACTTTTAAAGAAAGCTGAATAATAAGTTTTTTCTCTATCAACTTTCTTACTATTTATAACTTCAAAATAAAGTCGAACATTATTAGTATCAATAGTACCAATATTCTTATCAGGTTTTTTATCAATTACATTTACGACATCTTTTTTAATTTTAAAATTAAACGTAGGCATAATTATAATAAATAAACTTCTTTAATATGAAACGGAACATTACCTATTCCACTTCTTTCACCAAACTTAATAAAAACATATTTACCAATATAATCTTCTTTATGATTAAGAATTTCTTCTTGTTGAGCATGTGGATAACTAAAACGTGTTTTAAACGTTTCATTGTTAATATCATTTTGACAAACGATAATAGGTAAATTACGTTTTTGTTCACGCTGAATATCAATAATTATAAATTTGCCATCAGTTTTATCTTTAAACTTTTCCATGTAACCAACACGACGACGACCAAATTGATAGTCAACGTTAGGATTACGAAGAATAAGTCCCTCAAAACCAGCTTTAATAAATTTATCTCTAAAAGTTACAGCAGATTTATCAGTTGATATTTCATAACTACCTAAATTAATCAATCTATCAGTATTATTAAGATGAGATTCTTTATCATAAAACCATTTAGCTTTAGGAAGATTTTCTGCACGAATTTCATTTCGCTTATGCTGAACCATATCTTGAATAGCAATATCATAACACCAAAATTGTAAAAGCTTATTTTCTTTACAATTTACATCTTTAACAAAATGATTTATTTCATTAATAGTATGACCAGGAAGATAAATTTCACCATCAATACTCCAATTATTTTCAACCATGTTATTAATAAAATCACAAGGCAGAATATCAAGTAAATAATCTTCGAGATTATCAAGACTATTCCAAATTATTCCTTCACGACTTTGAAAGCGAAGCCGTACAGAACGAAATAAATCATTAGTTTTATAAGCACTAATTAAACAACGAAGTCCATTGATTTTATACTGTCCAAGCATAACAGGAACTTTTTTCCATACATTACCGCTATAAGTTTTAGCAAGCATAGGAAGTATAGCACCGTTGTTTTCATTATTTCTATAAGATGGAAGATAAGCATAAAGATAATCATATAGAACAAACTTATCCTTTACGGGGGGTGTTCCATTATCATCCTTAATTTCCGAAAGATACATATAACCTTGCTTACGTTTATCGTTATAACGAGAAGCAATTTCTTTAACTGCATCTTTCTGAACAACCTTATAAACATCATTACGAATAGTCTTTCCAACAATACCATACCGAACAACAATGTCTTTCATGTTTTCTTGAAGTTCAGCAGACCAGCAACAAGGTTGTTCATTATTATTTTTACGATATAACCATTCAATCATTATTTTTATTTTTAGGTTTAAAAGCACCAAAAGCAAAATTTACAGTACGAGAATTAAGAGCTTCAAGACGTCTATCAGCAGCAGTCTTTTTTAGCTTTCCATCTTCGGATAAAGTTTCAGTAGTAATTTTTCCGCTAAACATGTCTTTAGTTTTAACTTTTCGAGTTCTACGTACAGGTTGTTTAGCATCATTACTGGATTCTTTTTTCTTATTACTTTTACCTTTTTTATAGATACCGACTTCCGGATGATTTCTCGCGAAGAGTTCGTTTTCTTTATCAAGAGTTTCAAATCTTTTTCGGTAATCAGCACATCGTTCATCAGATAATATTCCTTTATCAATTTCATCGTCTAAAACATAATTAAACTTCCAACAAGTACGGTCATAAGCAAAACTATTATAAGTAATAGGATAACCAACATTTTCGATATATCTTGAACAATCAAGCTCTTTAAATAATTCATCAAGAAGTTTTTCATGACCTTTAGTTTTTATTTCTTCTGTCATGAATCTATAATCGAAACCATCAGGATTAAAACTCATAATTTAAAAATCACTTTTATTGCATTTAAATATAACCACACGTTTAGGATTGCCAATAAGACAAGCGTTATGTCTATACCATAAAATAGCATCAGAAGTAGGAAATTGTTTAGGTACATTATCAAAAGTACAAATACCAGTTTTATAATCAACATTAGAGTAGACCGTGTTATCAGTTTCTCCACTTCCAAGCAAACCAAACTTTTTAATAGCATCAGCATCTTCTTCATTATCAATATCTACTTCGCCGTAACATATAGTAGAACGTTTATCAATAGTAAGATTATTACAATCTTCGCCTAAACAAAGAGCTTCATTTTCATCAAGTTCTTTTTCTTGTTGGGCTGTAATCGGCATCATTACTATTATTTTCTCGTGCATATCTTTAATACGGCAAAGCACTACTTTCTTCCGTATTCCAAGCAAGTTTATCTTTTTCTCCATTGTCTTTATAGTTTTCTTCTATATAATTATAAACATCAATAATAAGTTTATTAACAATTTCTTCTGAATATTCTTTCTTAAGTTCAGCAAAGTCTTTAACGTCATATTCTTTAGGAATAACAAAAGGAATAATATTATAATTATCTCTAAGCCAAATAGCTTCACGATAACCAGTCATATCGTTATCCATAAGACTAATAATACAACCTTTATCGTTAAGTTTATCATAAAGATAATCATATTCTTTTTGTTTAAGTCTATAAGTTTCAGACGGAATATTAATAACTCCAATAGACATTCTATCAGTGGAGACCCCCCGTAGAGGATTGAACTGTATAAAATGATTCTCAATAGCAAGTCTATCTTTACTACTTTTAGTAATAACTATATAATCATAATTATTAAGTTCAAGGTTTAGCACACCCTCGATATGATTACTGTTAGTAATAAATCGAACATCGCCTTTCTTACGATTAGGAAAATATAGTTTTATATTATATATACCATTTTTATCTTGTCCTAATACATAAGCATAACAAGGGTCTTTGCTATCATAAAAATATTTAGGTTCAGGATTGATATAACGATTAATATAATATTGGTCAATAGCATAAACAAAATGAGTATTAAGATGATTAAGACTAATACCAAATTGATTCCAATATCTTTTATCATTATTATTCCATGGACGAGGAACTATTTCAATAATACTTTTAGTACTACGAATAGATTGAAGAGAAGTTTCTATTTGAAGTTTAACGTTATCGTCTTTTTCTTTTCCATAAATTATATCACGAAAAGTATATACAATGTGACGAAGAACAAATTGAAAATCATTCTTATTATTGATATTAATATTTCTATTGACAATACCAGACAAAACATAAGCAACTGCATCAAGACAATCACCCCAAAAATAACCAGCAAAATCTCTACCTTTAAGCATACCTTTGTCATTATAACGAAAACCAAAACTCGGATGTTCATCAACACGAAAAGGACTGGAAATCAAATCTCCAGTATCAATACAATGTTGAATAACATAGTCACTAATTCCGGTATAAACAGCAAATATTGTAACTTGACTGATTTTGCTAAATATATAACTTTTGGTTAGATTAGTATTATTAATATTTCGTCTCATATTATCATTCTCGATTGCATATAAAAGAAAAAGGTCTGAACTGCCAAAATAGCAATTCAGACCTTTCTAACCAAACTTAGAGTTGTTTTATTACAACTCTTTTTCAACCATCAGCAATTATATAAACACAGTTTTAGAACGGCAAATCATCAGTCGGATTAACACTTGCTTGAGGAACAGCACCCATTCCCATAGGAGCAGCGGCAGCAGCAGGAGCACCAACAGGAACTTGCGGATTAAATGCAGGAGCCATACCAGGAATTTGAGGAGCAGTAGGAGCTTTAGCTACTTCACGATAAATAATACTTTCTTTAGAAGCATCAACATGAAGAACTGGAGCACGATTTTGGTCAAATAATTCTATATATCCTGTGCCAACAAATGACGGGAATGCAAAATCACCAGCAGAATTACCAGAAGCAACAGGTTTCCATTGACCTTTAATCTTAGTAAAACGAATAAGTTTAATCCAAAGAGGAAGATAATTACCGGTAGCAGATTTATAAACAGGCTTACCGTTATTTTCCATATAAGCTAAGAAATTCTCAAACAAAGTTCTCCAACCAGCAAGAACAACTTCAGGTTCAACAGGAACATATTCCATATCATCATTGAAATCTTCAAAAGGTAATTCAAGAGCATCCATCATTTCTTCGCTCATAGCATTACCTTTAAGAACAAATACATTAAGAATATGTTTCAACCAATTCATCGGCTGTTCAACTTTCCAAGCATCATCTCCACCAGGAATAGTAAGAGCATTACTTTCAGCAGGAGAAATACGAAGAGTAATATATTTTCTTACACTTGGGTCTTTAGCATTAGATGCAAAAGTAAATACTAAAGATGGAACAGCAAGACCAGCAAAACTTACTAAAGAACTATCTTCTTTTTGAGTAGCCCATGCAAGTTCAACACTTTCGAGATGAGCTTTAAACAAACCAGTAGCTTGGTCGATATCTCTTTCATCAAATTTAAGACGAGTAGTACCACGAACCTCACCTAAACCACGACGACGTTTCTTAGGAGCAGCAGTAGTAGCAGTGTTACCAACTTTAGTTTCATTCGCATCATTTGCTGGATTTGCAACTCCAGCAGTTTTAATTTCAGCCATAATTTAAACGTTTAAATAATTATTAAAATTAGATATAAGAAAGCCCGAACAATCAACATTTGTATCATGTTCGGGTTTATAAGGTAATCAGAGATGGAGAATTATATTATTCAGCTACTTCGTCAGTTGCAGCATCGTCATCGCCTTTAGACTTACGAGTGCTTTCTGCATCTTTAAATTCGCCAAGCATAGCAGCCTTAACGATAACTTCTTTATGACCGTTGAAATAAGGAACTTCACGAAGTTCTTTAACATCAACTTCAAAAGTACGAGACATTTTCTTAGCTTCTTCGCCCAAATCTTCTTTCAATGCACCCCAAACGGCAGAATCAGAGAAAGTAAGCGAAACACCAGTTCCGGAAAGATTAGAAGAATTACTACATTTAGAACCGTAATACTTGTTAACTTGTTCAGGATTAACAGCATTAGCAAGAATTTCAATTTGTTCTTCTTTAGTAATACCCTCAACTTGCAGAGAAGCAGCAAATTCGGGTTCGCCATTTTCAATAGCAACTTTCAGAACATCATCAAAGTTGTTAGTAACATACTCAACTTTGTCTGTCTTAGATATACGTTCTTTAGTCTTAACAGCGTTACCGTTCTTGTCAAACATTTGAATACCCTTAGCAATACCCCATTCATCGAATGCTTCGTGAATAGCTCTAACGCCCTCAGGAGTGCTCATATCAATATTTTCTTCTGCACAAAAAGCAACAAGGTTTTCGTCTTTGTTAGCAATAGCTTGCTCAATAGCATCAATGTTAGAAACAAACATGATATAACCACCATTAGTAAGACCTAATGCACGAGAAACAGCAGGAGTGATACGGAAACCACCAACAGTAGGATTAACTACTAATTCGGGTTCAGAAACTGCGTTACGTTTAGCAACATTAACTGCACCAAGACCAAAACTCAACTTTGCGTTACCTTTAAAAGTTTTCATAATTTAAAATTTTAAATTGTTAATATTAACCTCAATTCGAGGCTTGATTTAATTCTTAATTTCTTCGGGTTGAATATCAATAATATCAGCATCATTTAATTCAGCGCCAGATACTATCTTCAATTCGGTTGTTTCCGATACACCAAATAATATATCAGAAGCAATGTCACGAGCAGCATAAGTGAAAGCTCTATGACCGATAAGTATTCGAGCATACTTTTTATAAGTATCTTTGTCGAACATACCAGCAGCTTGAGCTTCATTATAACTAAAGTGACCAATAGCACGAACTTCCTTGCCATTAACGTTACGAACAAGTTCATATTCGGTAACGAAATCTACTGGCTTAGCAGGAATACGAGTAACAGGAATCTTCTTTTCAGCAATAATGTTATTAGCATGTTTTTGATTAATAGCAACTTTATGATGTTCAGTAAGTTGGTAATCGCGATAAATGTTACCATTAAAATCTTGATACCATTTTACAGGATAAACATAAATATGTTCGTTATTTGTATCAGCTTCTGCAAGCTTAGTAGCTTCATCAGCAGTTTTACATCTAATAGCATATTCGGGAAGAAGATTATCAACATAAACATTAAAACCATCAGTACATTCATACTGAGCCACATAATCTTTAGTAAGTTCCCAAGTTATGGCTGCCTTTGATAATAATGCTTTTATAACATGAATATCAACACCAGTTTTACCATTAATAACATGAATATGTTCAATACAGGTACTAAAAGGAAGATTTAAATCTTGCGCTCTCATCAGAATAGCAAGACCATCATTAACACTTTTAATACCACCCTTATCACTTCGCATAATCTTAGTGAGAAAGTTTTCAGCAACAGCTAATTGTTTATCGTCAAAAAGATTAATAGAAGAAAAGCGTTGATTATTGGTTTGATGTTGAAGTTCATTATTACTTGCAGCAGGAACTTTATCTGCAAGTAAATTTTCTTTAGTTTCGTTTTCTTTATTCTCCATTGTATCAAAGACCACTTGTTTTCTTTATGATTACATAGACAAAGATATGTATTCTTACCATTATATCAATCATTACTAATGAAAAAATTAGCACGTTCACTTCTTTTAACTATTGAATGCAGCACGGATTGTTTCTCCTTTTCGAGTTCCTTTTCTTCCAACGTACCAACCATATACAATTTATATATCTTAGCACTATCTCCATTAAATCTAATACCATTAAAGCGATAAATAAACTCTTCAATAGTATCATTAAACGGGGTGGTGAAAATAATCGCGTCTACGCTTGTTTCCAACGCATCAGACGAACGATTTTTCATGCTTAATATATATAATAAGGTATTACGTTCAGCGTCTGTTAGAGAGCCGCTATTTGGGTCGAGGTTGAACCGTTTCAGATTGATTGACGAGAGAGCAGCAGATTTAAAAAGTTTAATATCACCAGCTTTAGCACCAGTTTTATAACGAATATAATCGCCAGTTTCTTCATCAATAATCGCTTTAGGAGCAGCCTTATCATGATAATCACCACAAGCAATATCATTATCAAGCAAACATTCAGTAATTAAAGCAGCAAATTCAGCTCTTTTGCTAACAATAAGAACTTTCTTATTAACAAGCTCGTTCTTAAGCAAATCAACAACAACATTAAATTTAGCTTTATTATCAGTAAGAAGATTCTTTCTTTCTCTCATAATATTATAAGCAGCAGTAGCCTTTTCTTCGATAACAATAGGATTAAAATATTCATCTATTTGTTTATCAAAAGGACTATTTTTATCAAGATTTTCATGCCAGCCATTATAAGAAGCAATATTACGTCTTACCTGTTCAGCACTTTCTCCCGTAAATTTATTACCAATACGAGCGAAATCAATAGTTTCGAGATTACCAAATATGCTAATACAACTACTAATATAATCACAATATTCATCATATTTAGTTTTATCAGCATCGTCAAGATAACATGGAATTTGGATTTCCTCTACGGGGAGTGTGAATCGACTTATATCGGCAATTTTAGCTTCATTCATAGCTGGAAATATAGCATAAATTTCAGCTCTATCTTTAGCAGCAAATTTATCTTTTTTAGCAGTAACATTATTAATAATAAACAAATTAAATTTTGTTCTACTAATAACACAATTAACACCAGAAATGGTATTAAGATTAATATAAATAGCAATATTATATCTATAATTTACACTACTTTTAATATAATCTGCACTAAGACAAGTATAATTAGTTTCAGTTATACCAGCTTTTTTACAAACGTCTACAACATGAGAACGTGTTTCATAACAGTCAACAATAACTATAACTTTAACATTAGGATTTTTAGCAACACTTTTACTTATAATTGTGGAACAAATTTCTGCATAATCTTCTTTCATAGCATCAAGATTGTAAGAAGCATTAGCATGAAAATCCTTTACCCACTTAGTAGCAATATCATCATAATAATTATTAGAAAGAGTTTTCATAATTAGTCATCAAACAAACGATTATACATACCAGCTTTCTTACGAATCTGTGTCTTTCCTTTTCCTTTAGGAGTAATTCCGAGTTTTATAGGATTGATAATATCATAACATTTGTCATAATAATATTTATAATTAATATTACGACTAACAATATCGGCATCATCAAGACTATTTATAACACAAACTTGCATTCCAGCAGCAAGTCTTGAACGTTCTCCTGTAACATTATGAACTTTCTCAACGGTATAACCGTTATTAGTAACATAAAATCTAACATATCTTTGACATACTTTAGTTTGAAGTTTGCCATTAACGACTTTAGTTTCTTCAACATGAAATTGACGACCTACATTTTGAGTCATACAAAAATCAAGTATATTGTTACTGTTTTGAAGAGTAGTCATAATAGGAATATTATTAATGAAATACTGATAAACAGCTTCTGCAACAATAGGCATACTATAACCTTTCTGTAAATCATTAGCATACATAAGAGGATTAAAGTCACCTTTAAGTTCGTCTTCAAGTTCTAAAGCACCAGTTTTCTTATTCTTAATTCTAAACTGCGCAAGATAATTATTAACATCACGAGCAATAAGACAATGAAGAACATCAGCATCCATACTCATGCCAGTAGTAGTTTGCCACCAATTAATAATACGGTCAAAGTCATCTTTTTTATCTTCATAAACTTTAACCATAAGACCATCGGTATTTGCGGATATAATTTGAATATTATTAAGTTCTAATTCTTCACAAAGCATGAGAAGCATAAGTTGACCATTAACAGTAACTTGAAGAGTAGCAAGACGGTCATATAGAGGTCCTTGTTCAAAACCAAATTTACCGTATATACTATTAATTACAATTTTAAGAACAAGAGCAAATACATCACGAGGGATGCCATCAATAACAGCTTCATTGCTATGTTTGACTTCAACACGAGTATCTTTCATCCACTGTATAAGATTACGAAAAGCAGATTTAATCATGTGTTTAGGAGCAACACCATAATAAGCCATTATAGAAGGGTAGTAAGACGACCATTTAACCTTATAACTTTCATTATAAGTCTGACTATATCTTATTCTTTTTTATTTCCATAACCATTATCAAGAATATTTCCTTGACTATCACAATATCTCCAATAATATCCATAAGGATGTTTTTTACTTCCGTTACAACCACAACGAATAACACTACAAGTATAACCAAGTTTTTCATGAATTTCATTAACACTATCCCATATAGCAATAGGATTTCCAGCTAAATCAAATTGAGCAATATAATTAGATTTTAAATTACTCATTTTTTCACGATATTCTTTAGTTTTATGAGAAGATTTATCAGAATTAGCATATTTTTGACGCAATTCATCATCCATATAATAGTTACTAATTTTCATATTATAAAGATTATCAATACCAATATTAATTTGAAAATTTCTTTCTTCTTCAAGAAGATTATCGCAAGTTTTTAAAATTTCAATAGTAAAATTATCAAATCCATATTTAGTATAATCTTTTTGAAGATTAGTATTAGGATGATTACCGGCATGTAAATGGCTAAAATGTTTACTAAGACGCATTTGTAAATCAGTAGTGCTGCCAATATATTGTTTATTAGTAACATTACATTTAATACTATAAACACATTTTAGATTAGCATATTTAGACCATTCCCCATAAGCAAAATTATCTTTTGCTCTTACTTCTCCATAATTACCATGAGCGCTTTCTGTTGCATTAGTAATCGGATTTACACGTTTACTTTTACTTTTCTTTTTAAATGAAAAATTAAATTGAACCATAACAATATAAGTTTTAAAATTATTTTGCTAAGATAATATCTAACTTTTCAATATGGAAATAAATTCAAGAATTTTTGCGCTTCCATTTATATAATTAATAAATGTACTCCCATAACGGGATAGTCGATGAACCTTACTCATATTATGATTCTCATCATTATTTAGAGTCTTGGCTGCTGATTGTCATATAATAATAGTTTTTCAAGCATTCACATTTAGACTTTCATCTTGTGTTGTAGCACTATTATCTTCACGAGTTTCCAGCAATTCACAAAATTATGACGCATCGTCACTTACGTCAGCATGATATATAGTAAATCTTCTATTAGCGGGTTTATCGGTAACACCCCCCGTAGAGGAATGATAAATTCCATTCCATTCAGTTGTACTCCATATTTCCATAGGTCTATCAGCACTATGCAAACCGCCAGTAGCAAGATTATATTCAGTATTTCCAATCTTAACAGTCCTACTAAACGCATCTTTACTTACTTTATAAAGAACAAGTTTCTTCATATCAGCAAGAAGATTTTGCAATTCAGGAGTTTTAAATCGAACACAATCAAATATAATCTTACCGAGACTCATAGCAGTTCTAATAGTCCTGCCATCTTTCCATTGTTTATATGGAATACCACTAAATTTAGTATAGAACTTTTGAAATAGAATATCAGCCATATTACTGCGACTGCTACTAAGAACATCTACTCCATAACTTGCAGTAACAGCATAACGAGATTTAATTTCACTCGAATAAAGACGAACAATTTCCGCAACAATAAAAACATCATTAAGATTATAATGAAGCATATCGAGAATATATTCATCAATAATATATCTATGCCATTTCTCAACAACGTTATTAAGTTCGCAAATACTCATACCTTTATACTTAGGAATCTGATTATAAATATCAGCATCTTTTTCGCATATCGGTGGTAATTCATATTCTAACAACTCATACCATTGTAGATTAATAGAAGTCTGTTTAAGACCTTTAGGAATATATTTCTTTTCATTATTTTTATCAATATAAGTACCAGCTTTATTAAGAGCAAAGATTTTCATAACATCAATATCAATATAAGGTAGCCCAAACTTATTAAGACTTCTCATAAGAAAATCGTTATGAATTTCTTTTTTATCTTTATCTTGAAACTCGATAATTTTTTTACTTGTATTAAATAGTTTAGTAATAAGTTCTTTAGTAGTATCGCACTGATTAAAATACATTAAAAAAGCCGCAACCATGAGTTTATCATAACTGCGACTATTATATCCATATAAATCGGTACGAATAGGAACACCATCTTTATCGATCATAAAACCATTAATATACTCAACCATTTTAAATAATTGAGAATCGTCTTTATCAGTAATATAAAAAGATTTACGTTTAATATTAGCAAGTCTATTTTTAATCTCATTAACAGTAAGTTTTTGAATCATAGGAATAGGCTCACTTTTATCATTAACACAATCTTTAAATGTTTCAAGAAAAGAAGCTAAATCAACGTAAGTAATTGAAAAGAAATTAGGAAGAACTTCTACATCGTAACATTCACATCTAATCACTGCCCATAAATTCTTTTATTATTAATATAAGTAATAGCTTTGAATAATTTATCTTTTACAGCAAATAAATGCTTGACATCATCAAGTTTATTCAACGAGAGAGGAATATATAAAATAGGATAACCATTAATAATAGTGCTTTTTCTTTCTCTGCCATCAATAAAAGCAACATCAAAAGCCCTACCAAAAACAATTATATATTTTATATATTTAAGACCAAGTAATTCATTGCCTAATATTCTTGCACAATACTTATTGGAATTACCAGCAAGATTATAATTAGAATAACAAGGGCATTTAATATCATAAGTAACATACGCTTGTTCAAGTAGTTCGTAATTAGTAATACTAAGCCACATAGCTTTTAAAATATTAATAAACTTATCACGTTTCTCTTTACCATAAGTACGAGGAATAATAATAAGAATATTAGAAGTTATAGTACCAATTCCTACTTCAATAGTACGACCTGTATTAAACAGCCTATTAGGACAATCTTTACAATGCTCACAAGTATCTACTGTCATATAAAACAACATTATATAAATACATAATATGAATATGAATAAGTAGTTCCTTTAGGCATTTTCTTAAGAACAACATCCATTCTATCAAAAACACTAAAATCTTCATAAGCATTATCATCATTCCACCTTCCATCTTTTGGATTAACAGCAGCAAGAATAAATAAAGGATGGTCAGTAGTATAACCTATAATAATAAATTTCTTTCCATCTACTATACATTTTTTACCAATATATTTATCAATATTGTTGACACCAATTTCTCTAAAAGTAATTTTATCCATATCTTAATACAAGAAAATTAGATGCACGACTACAAGCAACATAAAGACGACGACGCAAATCGTCAGCATCAGTATAAGGATGTCCATTCTTATCATAAACCATATCATTAACATCTACAAAAACGTTTTTATATGTACTACCTTGACTTTTATGAGAAGTCAAAGCAAAACCATAATCAATATCACGTTTAAAAACTATATTACCAAGACTATCTCGAACATCAGTTAGAATTAAATATTTGCGTTTAAAAGCAAAATATTTTTTCCATTTAGAAGCAGCCATTTCTTTATTTGCAGCTTTGGCATCATCTATAAGATATTTAAGTTCTTGACAATAAGTTATAAATGTAGATTGGTCTGTATGATTAATAATAAAGAGAGGTTTAGTTATAGCACCGCCATGAATAGCTTGAAACTTAACCATAAATCCTTTGAATCCATAATCGGGGTCAGTAAAATTAAGAATATCACGAATAATATAATCTTCACTATTATTAATAATAATATCATTGAACTCGTCAACAATAGTTACATAACTCATAATAAGGTCATTGTTATTAAGAATAGATTTTTCAGCACTTTGAATAATACTATTACGAACATATCTATTCCAAATTCCAACAGCTCCATTAGTATAAGCTATACAACGATTAAGGTCGACATTCTTCTCGAAATCTTTATTACTAAAAGCACGAGCGACAAGTTCGGTAAAATCATCAATTCCAACAACTACATAACCTTTACCGTCAATTACATTTCTTCTATGATTATTAATGTAAGTAAGAAAATTATAAGTCTTATTCTTAATATCTTTGCGAAGAATATCAAGAAGCTCTCTTATTGGATTATCATCATCTTGACGAACAATTTCTGTTAAACGATTAATCTTAACAGCCATTTTAAAAGCAGATGATACAGATTCATTAACAGGACTTAATTGGCTGTCATCACCAATAACAATAATTTTAATTTTCTGACGAGCACAATAACGAGAAATATAATTAACGAGTGCACGATTAAGCATAGAAGCTTCATCAATAATAAGAACTCTACAATTATTATCTGTAATTTTTACACTACCAATAGGATTGAATGCAGGATTATTTGGATCAAAATCTTCAATATTAACATCAAGACGAAATCCAAAAGTTTTCTGAATAGTTTCAACTCTATGTTTAGTAGCATTACTTAAAACACGACAAGCCTTGTGAGTAGGAGCAGCACAATGAATCATTGAAGAACTAAACTTACAATGGTCAATAACATATTTGGTAACAAAAGTTTTACCTACACCGCCAGCACCGCATAATGCTTGAATATTATTTCGAGCATCAAAAGGTGCAGCAATAAAATCAATAAGATTGGTAACAGCAGCTTCTTGACCTTTATTTAAAACAACATTATCATTGTTTCGTTTTCCAATATCAAATCTCATTACCAATCGAAATTAACTTCAAGTTTATCATTGTTATTATATTTATTAAATTCTCTAATAGCTTCCGCCATTTCGACAACATCAGCAGGATTGTAAGAAGAAATAACATCAAAAAGAACTAAATCGTCAACAGTTTTGATTATTTTTCCTTTTACAATAAGACCGGTAGATAAAGCAGAATAAAATTTTCTATTCATCTTACAACGATTGTCTTTATCACGAATAATCTTAATTCTATGTCCATATTTATCACGTTTGCGCATATAAACAGTCTTTTTCTTATAAGTATCAAAACTTTTAAGAGTAAAAGTATAAAGATTACCTTGATAATTACATTTAGTAAAGCCATTCTCATCATTAACTACAATGCCAGTAGCTTGTTTAACAAGAATGACTTCTTTCTTTGGCGGTTCTCTTTTCTTCTTTGGTGGATTAAAAGAGAAATTAAACGTTACCATGATTATTTGCGAATAGCTTTCTTGCTATTCATAATTTTAGTAACATTAGAAGCTAAATCAATCTTACGATTATGTTTAGCAACTACATCATTATTCTCTTCAACTTCTTTAGTTTTCTTCTGTTCAGCAACATCAGAATAAACGCGAGTATAACCACAATAGTTACAAAGAAAATCAATTTTGCCATTAGTGCTATTTCCTAAGGCAGCACCAACAACAATAGTGATTTTCTTACCACCACTAATTTTAACTCCGTTTACTTTGTTAAGTTGACGAACAACTCCAACTTCATCGTAATTTTTACTCATAACTTTACATTGGTTAAATTAAACATATAGATAAATTAAATAGCCAAGAATAATAACAATAGTTAGAATAACAATCTCACTATCATATTTATTATTCTTGACTAAATCATTCCAAAACCATATAATAGTCAATACTGCCAGTATTACTATCTCGCTAATTAAGCCGCTCATGATGATTAATACATTGAGACCCCCCGTAGAGGATTGAATAGATTCATGATAATATAGCTTTAGTTAAAGCTGCACTAATACCAATAATAGCAGCAATAGTAATAGCAATAACTATAATAGCTTTAATCCAAAATTTGACTTCCCAATTCATTTCTTATCGCTAAAATTAATTATTTGACTAAAATAAGGCAAATCAACTTTATATTCATGAAAGAGTTTTATTTCAACAGGAACTCCAGGAATAGAATTCTTTTTGAAATAACGAACGGCAGATTTATAACCACTATCTTTATTAGCAGCTATTATAATAATCTTAATTTTATCGTTTTTATCAGAAGTATAAAATGTAACCATAGTATTAAATTAAAATAGATTCAATTAAATCAGGAAAATAACAATCAATAGTAGCATGATATTTATTATATTTATCTTTTAAATTAATACCAAAGTATTCACACGTATCTATGATTTCATTAATAGTTCTCATATAAAAACTCTCATGCTCAACTATATTATAAGCAGAATTTTTATCATCATTTGCTAAACAACAAATATAAGCAAGAATGATTTTAAGACCAGCTTTAAAACACTTAACTTTATCATCAAACTTTATTTTATGCAAAATAAAAATCCGTTTATTATCAGAATCGACATATATTCTAAGACGATAACTGCCATCATCAGTTTTATGAATATAACTCCAAATGCCAATGTTTTTCTTAAAAAGACTATTAATCATAACATGACAATCAATATTATCATAAAGTTCGATTTCAAGAAAAGCAGCAAGAAGAATATTAACTTTAATATTAGTCTTTTTATTATTATAACCAAAATCAATCATAGCATCAATATTTTTAAGTTGTTTCTGTTATATAATACAAAATGAAACCGAATAAGGCTCGCTGTTAAACTTTCGTATGCGTCATGTAGGATTAATCGTTTTTATGATTAAAATGCAATGACGGGGCTGCAATGAAGTGCAGAAGCCAATGTTCGGCTCTTTTGAGAAAGTGCTCCGGAACAAACGAGCAAACACGGTTCGGAGTAGTACGAACAGTATAATAAGGAATATTAGTATGAATATCAACACCTTTATCTTCAATAACACCATAGCAACGTTCAGTAGAAAACCAAACAGTATCACCAATACGAAAACCACAAGATTTATCAAAATTAGATTCTTGTAGTTCAGCAATAATTAATTCTTCTTTATTGTCCATAATTTAAATATTTATATAATTAATAAAATAAGTAATATCAAAACAAAAAAGCCCAATACTATTCTCACGAACAATATCGGGCAAAGTTTAACCTTTAAACAAAAACTGTAATTCAAGGCAAGAAAAGATTTACAAAACACAAGTAATAATATCAATTCAAATTTAAACTCTAAGACAAGCAAGATGCTTGTTTCGGCTTTCATTTCAGCCATCATCAGTTAGAGAAGTTTTTAAAAACAGAGTACCAACTTCACAGTCACCTCTGTTAGGAACATTACTTAAATAACATGAGTTACAATTAGTACTAATTTCACAATCTGTACCAACTTTGGAATAAACTAAATTAGCAACAAATCCAAAACAAGTATTTATAGTTTTTTATTAAAAGCATTTTTTCTTCTTTTAAGTTCAGCTTCAAGCTCATCAAGAGTAAATTTATCTAATTTACTTTCTTTATTTATATCTTTATGCTCAATAACAGATTTAAAAATACTATTAACAGCAGTTTGATGTTTAAGAGCATGACCAGCAACAATACTGAATATTTCTTTATATTTGTGTTGAGTTTCTTTATCAAGTTTATCATAAACTCTATCTACATGTAAAGCTAAAGCAGCCCAATAATCAAAATTATTATTATTATTTTTACTAATATGTCGTTTGATTTCGTCATACGATAATACTTTTTGTATTTTAACTTTTTCGAGATACATATCAGCATCACGAGTTAATACACGAGCAATCATATCATCGGAAGATAATTCATTATTTATATTGCTGAAAAGCATATCAATTAATTCTTCAATATTTTTCATAACAGTAATAGTATTATTTTAATCGTTAAAACCAAATCGATTATCTTTATCAAATTGAACTTCTTGTTCAGTATTACTATTGTCAAATTCAGCATTATTATCTAAATCAGTATGAACTAATTCAGAATCCATAGTAATAGTAGAAGCATCAATTTTATCTTTAGGAGGAATATAAGTTATCATAAAAACTGTTTTAGTTACCCCGTAAAGGAACAAGACTATCATCAAATTGGCAATGAAATATATTATGGACAAGACAATCTTATCCTCTACGGGGGATCAGAAACAACTATAATATCTTATTTGGCAGAATCGTCTTTATCGGCAGAATCGGCAGCATTGTTAAGTCTGCTAACATCAATATCGTTATTATTACAAAACTCATTGATATTTTCAGCAGAAGCATTAGCAAAGTCAGTAAAAGCAGAAACAAGAGCTTTAATAAAAAACAATTCTGAATATCTATATTCAGTAGCAAGACCGTTTTCTTTAACTTGAAATTTAGTCCAAATAAAATTAACATAAGCCTTACTATCTTTCTTAAGAATACCAGCTTCTTTAAGATGACTGATAATATTAAGAGCAGTAAATCTACGAATACCAGCGTTAAACATAACGATGGCAATTACTTCAAGATTTGCTTTAGGAACACCAGGAATACTGGGAATAATTTCTTTCTTACTTGTGTTCTTAACAGCACCATCAGCAGTAGCAGTGGTAACATCGTTACCTTTCTTTAAATTAATCATAAAATTAAGAGTTTAAAAATTAGTAATAAAATTAAGAATATTATGTCTTGAATAAGACGTAGCAAATATAATAGTATTATCAATATCAGCAAGCATTATATATAAATAATTTATAAATAAAATAATCGAGATGATAATGATAATAATGATGAGGCTAAGGCAAATTGTATTTGTCAGTAGAATTAACATTAATGCAAGTAGAAGTAATATAAATTCTACTAATAATGCTGATTCAAATTAAATTAGTTTTTGATAAGACGATAATCTTCGTAATTAAAATCATGACAATAAACATTATCATTACAATAATAATTATAAAGATAATCATCTTAATAATATCGTTTAAGATAGTCTTGATATTCTTGATAATAAAGATGAAAATGGTTTTGCAAACGCCTTTGCTGATGATTTTGGTCAAACTGATACAGCTAATCTTGATAAAGCTGATAATAATCAGATTAAAAACGCTAAAACTAAAGTTTTTGTTGCTGATATTGTTGACCGAAATAATAAAAATCATTATGACCGTTAAAATAATGCTCAAAAGAGAAGAAAAGAAAGAAAAGAATGAACTATTATTAATAATATTGATAAGAGAAATGATGATGACGGTTATAATGATGAGGTGGAAAATGGTAAGGCGAAAGATTTAGGAAATCTTGATGCTAATGCTAATAGGATAGATGATAACGAAAGACTTAATGATAATTAGAATAAAGGTTGTAAGAATAATTTAGGAAGTAGATTTTTGTAGAATGGGAATAATGATGATTGTAGAAATGGAAGTAGGGATGATGTAGGCGGTGAGACTCCTCATCATTCTCTTTCTCTCGCTCTTTCTAATCTTCTTGCTAAACATCATACTGTTCATCATGCTCAACACTTCTCCTACTGATTATTTCATTCATGTCTAATAGCAACGCCAGAGGGCTACCGAACCTTATTTTGATTAGTAGCATTATTTACAGCATTTCAATTATCATTAATTCAATTCTCATTAATACCACTTCTTCTATTCTCGTTCAGACGGCTTCGGTCGTTTCTTCAAAACGACCTCGTGTATGCAATATTGAACACGATTTATATTAGCCTATATAGATATTATAGATAAATCTATAATATTATCTATATAGGCATATAAAGGAAGATTTTTCGTATTGTTCGTTATGCAACTATCATGTTTATCTCATCTTCATTAATAGCATTTTATTTATTAAGAACAACTTTGTTGCTAACAACAACAAGCTTATCATGATAAAAAGCAGTATAAGTTTTATAAAACTGTTCTATATTACCACGAAATACAAGATTGTGGTTAACAACAAAAATTCCTTTAACATCAGTTCTACAAATAATGCTATTGTTGCAAAGAAAAGCTATTGCATCAATAATAGCTCTACGACCAACATTAAGTTCATCAGCTATTATATCATAATCAAGATAAACAATATTACTATTCCATTCAAGATTATTAATAATATAAAACAGAGTTTTAAGTTGAGTACCAGTAGCATCTTTAATCAGACTAATCAGAATATTACTAATATCATAATATTTTATCTTATCATATCCTTTGTTTCTATTAGCAATACTTTTACCAACATAATTGTTATTAACGACAAAAGGAGTAGGAGCAATTTTACTAATAATATCATAAATAGCATTAAGACGAGGTTTTACAAAACCGGTATAATCCGCATATTTATGAACATTACCATCGTTTATATCAAGATTTACTTCACTAAGAACTTTCCTGATAATAGCAGTTTTATATTCTAAAGTAGCCATATTTGTTTTAGTTTTAATTAATTATTCTTATTATTACAAACATTACTAACAGCATCATTTAAATTAAAAGTCTTATCAGATTTATTACAATCAACTTCATGAAGAAGTCTTATCATACTGATTACAACCGTTTCCGAAGTATTTAATAGCTGATGAATGAGCAATGCCATGCCGATTTCGTTCTTCGTCTTGTCAATCAAGACAAGAACAAAGAACACGAATACAACACACAAAAACACAAATACTACCAACTATAACGCCCTCCCCAATCATACAGTTAAACGGGTTACTTTGATAGTTCAGAAGAAAGAACATAACGCCAACGCTAACAAGACAACCAACAATAAAAGCGAATATAGCAATAACAATAAGAATAAATATAAATTTCATAATTAATAAGATTATGAGGGCGAACATTACGCCCGCCCTCGGTTAAACATTAAAACGGAGCGTCTTCTACATTAAGATTTGCAGAAGCAAGCAAGGTTTTGCGCTGCATTGCTGCAAGTTTTTGCGCTCTGATTTGCTCCATGAGCATACGACGATTTTCTACTGCTGCGGCTCTGTATTCTTCCAATAGTAGCGCGTCTTTGGGTTCAAATACATTTACAACATGATATACATATCTATCGTAATCTTTCACATTATAATCGTGAGCATTACGGGTAAATGGATTAGTACCAACAACGCCAGCGGCAACAAATTCGCCAATAATTTCTATTTGCATACCACAGAAGAAACCTTCAGCCATACCAACAGCCACGGCATTATCAACCATACCAACGAAACGACTATAAAAGCTATGTCTACGCATGAGTTGGGAAAGTTGATAATAACTTACTTGAATAGCTTGAGTAATACCCATTTCACGACCTCCGTCAGCAGTTTTAACAGCAGCTTTAACACCTTTGTCAATCAAAAGCGTAAATATATTGTATGGCTGTCCTGTACTGCCTTGGCGTTCTTCAATAGTCAATCCTTGAATAGTAACAACTTGTACAAAATTGTTCGGATTAGTTTTTAACGCTTTAATAATAGCGTCACGACCTTGTACAGTAGCATTTGCAACTTCGTTAACTACTTCATTTGTTTTTGTTTCTTCTGCAACATTTGTTTTTGTTTCTTCTGCAACATTTGTTTTTGTTTCTTCTGCAACATTTGTTGCTTGTTCTTTTTCGTTCATAATTAGATAAATTTAGATTTGTTCTACTTAATACAACATCAAACAGAGTGAGAACGTTAACACCGTTTGACGCAACATCACAATTTTTGTGTTTGTCGAGATATTTAAATGCTGATGAACGAGAAGCATAGCTTAGGAAACATTCTCAAATTTTTGAAGATTATTATTGTGAATAATATAGTCATGTAGAAAACATGACGGGGGTGTCAAGACGAGCAGCAGCACCGGGGGTATTTGCTACAATAGGTACGCCTACAAACTTTTTCTTATATAATCTATATTATTCATTTTCTTTATTATAAATTTCATTATTATAAACACAATCGTTTGCCTACACACTATTTCTATAAACAATATCTATATTATTTTAATTTATATTATTACAATCATATTCATAATATTTATTATTATTATTATTATTATTATTATTATTATTATTATTATGTTTATCGTCATCGTTATATCTTACCAAAACAAAAAACGCCAGCCTCATCAAGACCAGCGTTACAATTTCAAAACTTAAAACTTATTTTCTTACCATTAAATTTAGGCAATTCTTTATTATCAGTTTCTTGAACTTCGTTAACTTCAATAGGTTCATCAACAGCACGAAGTTTAGCTTTATCAACTTTAATAGATTTAAGAGCGCTATTTTTATTTTCATAAACTTTAAATATTTTATTATTTCCATTTTTATATTCAATAGCAAATCTATTAAGCATTATTTTATCATCAATAGCAACGGAGTTATAACTTTGAATATAAGTGTTATAATTTTCAGCAAATTCAACAAGACTACCCTTAAATATAGCAAGAGGATTAACAGCATAATAACTTTGATATTCGGTTTTATATATAATATTACATTTTATTAATTCAGAAATAGCTATATAAAAATCTCTATTATGTACTTTATCGGTATCAAGAATAGAAGCAATATGTTCATTTTTAATACAAATAATATTAGAATTAGGTTTAATAGCAGAACTAATATAAGCTATAATAGCATTAGAATACTTACTTAAAAAAGGAATAATCTTCATAACATTGTTTGCAACAATACTATATTTATGAGCAACATATTTATCTTTAATAGTTCTATAACCATTGTTAGCAGAAATAGTTTTTCCATAATTATTATAAACTATAAGATTAAAAGGTATTGGAACAATAACACTATCTGCATTGCTATCTTTATTTAGAGCAGCTTCTAAAACAATTTTATTAACTTCTTTTGTTCTCATAACATGGTATATTTTTAGTCCAAATATAGTAACAATTTATATACTAAAAAGCGAAACATTAGTCCAAACTACGAACTTTTTGCTACTTATAAATTATTAATATTCAAATAGTTATATTTTTTCTCTTTATATAATATATTATATAATCTATATTATTTATATTATATAATACAATATAATGATACTGTTGCTGTTTTATACCGTTACTCTTGTTCTTGCTGTTCAAGACGCTCGTGCTATTCTTGTTGTTCATACCGATTAAGACAATTCTGCCATTTCTCTTGATGACACTCCCCGTAGAGGAAGTACACAGGTTTAGTCTTGCTCTTTCTGTTGCTCTTTATAATACTACTGCTATAAATAATATAGCTGATGCTATTGTTACTGCTAATGCTGGCAAAGAAAGTCAGCACTTGTTCAACCCTCTACGGGGGGTCGGCAATAAGCTGATTTGTATAAGACTACTAAATCTGCTCGATTTGCTGATTTTACTAATGCTACTAATCTTGCTGATATAGAAATTTTTCTTTTCTGGCTTTCGGCTGTATTTTGCGCTTTCGATAAATGCTCGTTGAATGCCTCTCTCGCTTTCAGACATTCGCTGTATGCCACTTTCTTTGTCGAATTGATACTTTGTATTGTTTTGCTTCAAAGTTGCTGTATAAGCTTGAAAAGTGCATTAAAACTAATTGTTAAAATATGTTTAATAAATATGGTCGTGTTGCTGATTATATTTATACTTGCAGAAACGAAAATGATATGAATAATATAACTGATAAAATTAGAGCTTATAAACGAGATAATTATAAGACTGAATTTAATCCTGGTTCTCGTAAAGATAAAATGCCTACTAATCATAAAAGTAAAATGAAATTAGGCGGTGCTGGAATTGATCGTTTAACTAAATAATAGTAATCATGTTAATACTTAACAGCAAATTAAAAACTTATTCTGTAAAACTTCCGACTGATATTAGTGAAGTTGATAATGATTATTTTAATAATCTTTTGAAAGATATTAAACTTGCTCCTAATTATTCTATTGTAGCTATATGTTATATTGATAGATTGTTTAGTGTTATTTCTGATTTTAAAAATAATGCAGGTACTAAACAAGCAAACGTTATTCCTCTTATTGCTAAATTAAATGATACAGAAAATAATCTTTCTTTTAAGCAGGGCGATATTGTTATTTGTAATCCTACTGAACTTGAAATGGGAACTCATTTGTCTTTGAAACAAAACGCTATTGGTTTAGCTAATGTTGCTAATTATGTTATTCAAGACAAAGAACTTTACAATGATGTTATTAGTGGTAGATTTTTTAATGATGGAAAATCTTTGGGTGCTGCCGAAGCTAAAACTACTGCTCCTGATGTTATATTTGTAGAATTTAAAATTGTTCCTAATTGTGCTATTAAAGGTTCTTATTCTCCAAAAGAAAATATTTATTGTACTATGAAAGAATATCATAAAAGTGATTTAAATTAATAATATCTTTTTGCAATTACATAAGTCCGTTATACCGCTGATAGTGTTCATCGTAATTCTATTAGCGGTATTTTTGTTTTTGTTTAAAATATAACAAATGGATTCAAAAGAAGAAAAATTAGACAATGTTCTTAAAGGTATTGATTTTGGTGCTGATTATGTTTTAGTTTATAAGGATTTGGATAATGTTCTTGATGATATTGATTTTGCTAATGATACTGAAAGACTATTGACTCAATCAATAATTCGTAGTCTCGAAGAAGAAGCAAGCAAACAATTTGTTAAAGAACTTGCTGTTGATATTCCTTATATTGGTACTGCTCAACGAAATCTTCTTCGTAAGAAAGTTGTTGAAAGTTATCAAGAACTTAAAGAAGCTCGTAATACTCTTCCTATTGAAGAATATAAGAAGTTTAGAGACGAACTTATTATTCAGAAGAAAGCCGAAGTTGATGCTATCGAAGTTGAACGTCGTCTAAAGAAAGCTGATAGAAATCGCAATTATAAACTTTGGGTCAAGCTTTCTCGTAAGTATGGAATTGCTTATGCTAATTGTTATTTGCAATTTCATAAACAACTTAAAGTTGTTGAGTTTGACGAAGAACTTAATAATGCTTATATAGATGCGTGGTCGTAGAATTGATAGTCTTTTGACTATAAATAAAACTGGAATGCCAGAAGCTCCTAATCTTATTCAATTGCTTGATAAAGATGTTAAACTTCTTTATCTTCGTGATAAAAGTAAGAATAAGGAAATGTATATTAAAGAAGTTGGAGTTATATATTATTTAGGTGACCCTAAAGGACCTTGTCTTAGTGCTGGTCTTAGTCGTAGTGAAGCTCTTCAAAAAGCTCGTGAAAATTTTGATTTACCTACTACTTATACTCCTGATTTGCTTGTTGAGAAATTAATTAAACGTTATCACGATAACCAAACTGGTATTGCTGGTCAAGCTGTTGAAGCTCTTCAAAAAGCTATTCATAATATTACTATTTCTACTAATATTATCAATGAACAATTGAATGATAAATTACAATCTGGTTTATCTGCCGAAGACGCTGGTGTGTTTATAGATTATATGGATAAGATTAATAAACGTATTACCGATTTGCCTAATCTTATTGCTTCTTTAAAAAAGGCAGAAGAAGAAGCTGCTTATGAAGAAGAAACTCGAACTGCTCGTGGCGGTATGAAAGTTACAAGTAGTATGATTGAAGAAGATTTTTAAAATTATATTATGAATATAGAAAACAGATATAGTCAAGTTCGTCTTATATTTGAAGAAGCTGCTCATAAGTATCATGATACCCTTGGTAATGAATATATTTCTACTACTACTCTTCTACATGATTTAGCTCCTAAATTTGATAAGAAATATTGGTTACATAAGAAAGCTGTTCAACTTGGTATTACTGAAAAAGAATTAGAAGAACAATGGAATACTATTACTAAAGAGGCTTGCGAACGTGGTACTAATGTTCATAACGGTCTTGAAGATGGTATTAAAGGTAGTAGTAAATTTAAGCAAGCTATTCAATATCTTAATACAGATGAAGATGGCGGCGAAATGATTACAGTTGCTGATTTAAATACTATTAATGCTAATTATAAACTTCTTGATATTAAACAATTCAAAGAAGCTACTGATAATAAATATGATAATCTTTATGAAGTTTTTGAAAAATATACTAATCATGGTTATAAAATTTATGCCGAAATTGGAATGTTCTTAATAGATTATCTTATTAGTGGAACTATTGACGTTCTTCTTGTTAATGAATGGGAAAATAAGGCTGTTATTGGCGATTGGAAGACAAATCGCTCTGGGCTTCGTTTCACTGCTGGTTATTATCGTAAAGATAAGAAACAACATCCTGCTCAACTTACAAGCGATTGGGTTGAAAAGAAAGAATTTCTTCTTCCGCCTGTTCAACATCTTCCTCATTGTAATGGAAGCATTTATAATCTTCAACTTTCTATGTATGGTAAAGCTGTTAATCTAATTACAGGTCTTAAAATAATGGGATGTTGGCTTGCTCATATTGATTGCGATTTTGAACTTAATGAATATGGTATGCCAAAACGTTTTGAAGATGGTCTTTATCATATTAAAGAAAATCCAGTTGAAAAGATTACTTTTTATAATCTTCCTTATAGAGGACAAGAAATAGATACTATTCTTGCTGATAGAAAATTAAAACTTAAAGCTCAAGATGTTAAACGTAATTTTACTTTAGGATTATGAAAAATACAATTATTGGATGTATAGCTGGTATTATTGTTGGAAGTATTTTTGGTTTTGTTCTTTGTGATAATAATGTTGAGGCTGAACGTATTTATATCCCTTACGGGGGGTCGGATACAGCTTGTGTGTCTGAATTGGCTGCTACAAAAGAACTGCTTCTTCGTACACAAGATAGTTTAAATTCTTATAAAGCTGATACTACTATTAATGCTGAATTATTTGTAACTAAATATAAACTTGAACGTATTAGATATTATAATACTATTGCTGCAAAAGGTAATAACATTAAGTATTTAAGAGGTTGGATAAATAGAGTTCTCGATGAATAAAAGTATAACAGAATTGCGTAATAATGGTAATATAAGAATTACTGTTGAAAAATATATTGATACAGAATATTTTGAAGAATTTTATTATCGTAAAGTTATTCGTCTTCAAGTTCGTTCTTCTATATTTGGTATTAAATTTTGGACTAATGTTAAAGAATGGGATACCGAAGATATAGATGATTTTTGTGTTCGTGAAGCTATTGAATTATATAATCATATTGTTTATCCTTATAAATATTTTATAACTAATGCCGACAATACTTGATAAAACTGCGGTCAAAGTTGCTAAGATTAGTATTTTTGACGAGAAGAAAAAAGTTGTTTATAAAAGTGTTTTTGAAGCAGCTACTGTAAATAATGTTCATAAACAAGATATTTCAAGATGTTGCAAAAAGAATGAAAAAGCTGGTCGTCTTCGTTATAGACTTAAAGATGATTATTATATTTATTATAAAGATTAATTATATATTATGGCTGTATTTAGTTTAGCATATAAAAAACTTGAAGTTGCCGAGGGTGGTTATGTTAATGACCCTGATGATAAAGGCGGTGAGACTTATAAAGGTATTTCTCGTAAAGCTAATCCTGATTGGGTTGGTTGGATAAGTATTGACCAAATTAAAAAGGCTCATCCTACCACATTTAAGAATATTATTAAAAGAACTCCAGAAATAGAAAAGAAAGTTCAAGACTTATATAAAGATAAATATTGGGATTGTTTTGAACTTGATGATGTTCCTAATCAAATGGTTGCTGAACAGATGTTTGATACTGCTGTTAATTGTGGACAAGTTGCTGCTATTAAATTTGCTCAAAGAGTTCTTGATTTAAGAGAGACTGGAGTTTGGTCTTTAGATTTGCTTTATAAACTTGTTGCAATTAAAAATTAATTAAAATAACAGAATCATGAAGAAGTTACTAATAGTCGTATTAATTATAGCGTTAATTAATTTATTTATAACAATAATAATTTTAAATAAGTCGGAGTATAGAAGAAATACGAATCTAACAAATGTGTTCCCCGATACAACTGTTACTAATATTCGGATTGATTCTGTTACTTATGATATAAAACGAATTGATAGTACAATTATTAAGTATAATGAATATGAAAAAGACATCGAAAATAAAGTTCTTAGTCTTGACGATAGTGCTACTGTTATCTTGTTCTATGAACTTATTCGCAGTTCCTCTACGGGGGGTCGGAGATAGTATTAGAGTTGCTATTGATGATTTAAGAACGGCTAATGTTCTTATTGCTAAATCTTATACTAAAGATACAATTATTCAACTTAAAGATAGTCTTATTGAAAAACAAAATATAAAGATTAATTATTTAAGTAATAGTTATGAAGAAATGAAACGTTATGCTTCTGCTTCTGAACTTGCAAGAAACAGATTAGAAGATAATCTTAATAAGTCTAAGAAAAAGACTAAGGTTATTACTGGTGTAGCTGGTGCTTTCGCATCGGCTTTTCTTGTATTATTACTTGTCAAATGAAATAGTAATTATGGAAGAAAGGTATCCTTTTGCTGAATTTCTTATTGAAGATAAAACTCGTTATCCTCTTGCTTCTGAAAAGGGATATTATGACCCTTATAATCATTTTAGAATTGGCGATAGTGGTGGTTTTATAATGAATATTCGTCCTGGTAAATTTATTAATACTAATTTATTTACTGAAATGGCTGATTATTTTGAAGCCAATGATAATAAATATACTAATTTTAAAGAAGATAGTTTGCCTTATCGTCAACTTCGTAAACGAGAAGCTATGCGTAGACGAGATGGATATTCTGCTCCTTGTTGGCAAAATCCTGATGGTAGTATTGAAAATGTTCATATAAGTGGAGATTATTATAACTTTCTTAATTATACTCGAATGGAACGTACTGATGATGATAGTGTTAAAAGTACGGGAATCGGTTCTACTGGAGAAAAAGTTTTTGCTTTTCCTAAATTTATTGATGCTCAATATTGGACACATAATATTTATGAATTTGCTAAGAACAATGGTTTTCATTTGATTATTGTTAAGACTCGTCGTGGCGGTTTTTCTTATATGAATGCTGCTCGTGCAGCCAATGCTGTAAACTTACGAAAACATAAAGTTTTTATTAATGTTGCTGCTGATAATAAATACTTAACTAAGAAAGGTGGTCTTACCGACTTTGCTGTTAATACTCTTCGATTCTATGAAGAAAAAACTATGTTTAAGCGCGGTATTTATAGTAGTAATGTTGAAGACTTTCGTCTTGGATTTCGTCTTCCTAATGGAGTTGAATCAGAAGATAGTTGGCAAAGTTCTTTAATATCTGTATCAGCTAATAACAATCCCGACTGCGCTATTGGTAAAGATGCTATTGGTGTTAATGTAGAAGAACTTTCTACAATGCAGAATTTTAATGAGTTTATGACTGTGACCGAACCTGCTATGACGGTCGGTGATATTACCACCGGTATGCTTGTTGCTTGGGGAACTGCTACTGCTACTAATATGCAAGTCTTTGAAGAAAACTTTTATGCACCTGGCGAATTTAACTTTATGGCATTTGAAAATGTTTGGGATAAAGACTCTCGTAACGAAATTTGTGGATTTTTTAAATCTTATGCTTGGGGACTTGAGGGTTCTATTGATGGAGTTAAAGCTATTGACGAATACGGAAATAGTAATATAGATTTAGGTATTAAAATTGCTATGCGTTCTCGTGAAGCAATGAAAGAAAAAACTAAAACTTTCGCTAAATTTATTAATTATTGTGGTCAACGTGCTTTGTTTCCTGCTGAAAGTTTTAGTAGTGCCACTGAAAATATTTTCGTTAGTGAAGCATTTATTGCTTATGAAAATAAACTTCGTGTTGATAGTGACTATCATTTTTATGTCGATGGGATGCTTTTTAAAGAGGGTAATACTGTTGTATTTAAATCTAATAAACGTATTAAGCAAGAGAATCCTAATGCTAAAGTTTATGATTGGATACAAGGAGTGCCTCGTAAAGGAAATGAACAACCTGATGGTTGTGTTCGTATTTGGTATCATCCTCAATACGATATTCGTTATGAGAATGATAGAGAAATAAAAGAAATTCCTGAGGGTACTTATTGTGCTACTTATGACCCTGTTGGTATAGATAAAGAAAAGAAAGAAATTACTAATCGACATTCTCATAATAGTATTCATATTTGGGAAATGCCATCTGCTCGTAATGGTTATAAATTTAAATGCTGTGCCGCTTATTATGGACGTAAAGATAAACTTGAAGAAGTTGACCAAATATTTCTTTATCTTTGTATTTACTATAATTGTATTGGAACTGGAATAGTTGAAGTCAATCGTGGTGAAACTGTTTCTAATTTTACTAAATGGAAAGCTCTTCGTTATCTTGCTCACGAACCTTTGTTTGTTTGGGATACAACGATTAAAGGTAAAGTTAGTTCTACTTACGGATATGTTATTACTGATGGTGTTAAAAAACTTAATGCTCTTCGTTTATTAAAAGAGTTTCTTTATACTGTTATTGGAAAAGACGAACAAGGTAATGATGTTTATAACTTTCATAGAATATTAGATTATCAAGCTATTCTTGAACTTAAAAAATGGAATGACGAGGGTAACTTTGACCGTGTTTCCGAAATGCTTCTTCTTGGTATTTATTGTAAGTCTCTTGATATTAAAGGTAAACTTGAACTTAGCAAAAGACAAAAATTAGAAGAAAGTAGTAGTGCTGCTAATAACTTTTTCAAACGTAAATGGTATTAATAATATGACTGGAGAACAATCATTAAGTACATATCTTTTTGTATTTGGTAATATAGCTTTTAGATTTGAGCTTCTCGATAATAAAGAATATATTTATAATATGATTACTTATAACGATAATAATTAATAATATGTATTTTCCTACTGATTTAAATTTTCCTAAGCAACGAGTTAGTGCTAAGGAAAGAAACAAACCGGAGTTTTATGCTAATAGCTGTGATTGGCTTATAGGTCAAGCATTAAGTATTGCTCAAACAGATGATATTGAAAAGAAATATCATTTTCTAAAAGGTAATATTGATGCTGAATATTATAAGAAGATTTTAAATCCTTATAATGCTACAAATAAAGATTATCAACGATTTCCTGCTACTATGCGTAATTACGATATGGTTGGCGGTGTTGTTCGTAGATATGTTGGAGAATATATTCAGAATCCTCATGATTTTATTGTAGGTGCTAATAATCCAGAAGTAGTTCTTGCTCGTGATGCTAAACTTCGTCAAGAAATTATGGTTATTGTTCAACAGAAAATTGCTGAAAGAATTAAACAGAATTATGAACAATTTGTTCAACAAGGTGGACAGCCTGAACAATTTAATCCTCAAGATAATTTTGATGTTGAGGCTTTTATAAAAGAGTTTAATGAAAATTATATTGATGATATAACAGCACAAGGTCAAGATATTCTTAATGTTATTGACGATTTAACTGATGCTGCTACTCTATATGCTCGTGCTTATTTTGAATGGGTTTCTTTTGGTCGTGTGTTTACTTATACAGAAATTCAAGGAAATAAAATAATTAAACGAGTTGTTTCTAACCGCGATGCTTTTCCTATTCCTAATGATAATATTCTTGTTGAAGATTTTGATGCTTTTTGCGAAAGACGAATGATGACTTTTCAGCAAATAATGGATGAATATTATGATATTCTTGATGATAATGATAAAAAGTTTCTTGACACTTATTATATTAGCGGTAAAATGACAAGTCAAGACGATAGAGGTCTTCTTCAATGGGAAAGTTTTAAGAAGTTATATCCTGATATGTGTAATAAATTCACTGATAAAGAACGTGAATTTTTTGAACGTCAACCTATAATGGCTCGTGAATACAATAATAATCTTATTGAAGTTTGGCATGTTGTTTGGCGTGGAGAGGTTAAGAAAGGTATTCTTACTTATCAACAAAATGGTATTATTGGAGAAACTATTGTAGATGAAGATTATACTCTTAATCCAGATAATGGCGACATTGACATTGAATGGATTTGGGAATCTCAAGTTTTTGAATGCGATAGAATAGGTGGAAGAAATAATGCTATTTATCCTTATAAGTGTAGACCGATTGCTTATAATAGAAATGGTAAACTTCCTTACAACGGTTTAATAGAATTAATGCCTGGTCTTGGTCGTTTTAGTATTATTGATTTAATAATGCCTTATCAAATCTTTGGTAATATTATTGCTTATCATAGAGAAATGGCTCTTGCTAAGAACAAACTTAATGTTCTTCTGATTGCTAAATCTCTTTTAGGTAGTGTTCCCGAAGAAACTATTTATAGAATGGCTGCTGATGGCGTTCTTTATATTGATGATGAAGATGATCAAGGCATGTTGAGAGCACAACAGGTTCGTATGCTTAATAGTGATACTTCTGCTTATATAGCTCAACTTACAGAACTTATTAATGCTAATGAACAAGCCGCTAATCTTAAAGTCGATATGACTCCTCAACGCTATGGTGAAATAGCTAATAGTGCTGGTAAAGGAGTTACTGAACAAGCTATTATTCGAGGTTCTATGGGAAGTGTTATAGTCGAGTTTATGTTTGATTATATGCGAGAACATGATTATGCTCGTGATATGGATTATACTAAACTTGCTTGGATTGACGGTTTAAGAACTTCTTATAAGACTAAGAATGACGCTTCTATAAAATATTTCAGTCTTGATGTTGATAAGCATATCTATGCTGATTATGTTATTAAAGCTAAACTTTCTGCAAAGGAACGAGATAAACTTAATCAATATAAACAATTTGCTTTTAGTGCTGCACAAAACGGTGATGCCGGAATGGCAGCTGTTGCAATTGAGGGAGACAATACTGCTGAAATAAAGAAAGGTATTCTTAAATTTCAAGAGATTAATCGTCAACATGAAGAAAATATGAAACAACTTGATGCACAAAATGCTCAAATGCTTCAACAATATGAACTCGATAAGATTGCTGCGAAAGGACAACAAGATAGAGAAACGCTTGCTCTTGAAAAATATCTTGATGGTCAAATTGAAGAAATGAAAGCTGTTCTATCCTCTACGGGGGGTCTCAATAATAAAGCGGTTGATACAGCTGCTGTCGATGCTGCTAAGACTGCTATTGAAAGAGAAAAGATAGCTGTTGAAAGAGAAAAAGTTGGTGCTCAAATTCAAGCTAATAATCAGAAGTTTGCTTCTGATATTTATAAAGCTGATATGAGTTATAAAGTTGCTAAACAAAATAAAAATAGATTTGATAAAAAATAAACTTGTATTATAAATACTTGTATTTGTGCTTTGTAAATTTCTTTAGCCGTTACCGCTCGTGAGAGTAGTAGCGGCTTTTTTATTGTCGCTTGTAATCACAATTGTGGTTTGTTGATTTTGTAAATATCTTTTATCATAAGACTTATTTTAAAGCTCTGTGCAAGACGTTGATACACCCCGTAGAGGATTAATCAATTCATCATAAATCGTTCAAATTTCGTCAAGTCTGTAAGTGACAAGGGTATTTATCAATATCAGTAAGCCAGTAGAAATAAGCAAAAGAAGTCTATTAAGTAGTTGTGATGTTCGACATGATGCTGTTAGTGCTTATACATTTGTCTTGTAATAACAAAGTAATAATAACCATATAAAACTATTAAAATTATGCCTACATTAGATTTTGGTTTTAATGCTAATCCTACTGATAGTGGGACTGAACCTATTACAGATTTAGATACTGGCGTTACTGGTACTGTTGGTTCTGACGGTAATATTATTCCACCTATTGACGAACCGAATAATGACGACCCAAAGAATAACAATAAAACAGATGGTGATGGTCGAAACGATAATGTTGATACAACTGTTAACAATACAGATGATAAAAATAATAATAACAATGATAATCAAGTAGATGACAATAATTTAGTTGTTGAACCTGGTTCTGTTATTACTATCGGAGAAGATACTTATACTGTTGATGCTGAGGGTAATCTTATTGATAAAAATAATAAAGTTTTCAAAGAAGCTAAAGACGTTAAAGACTTTCTTAAGCAATTTGAAGTTGACGATACTGATGATAAAGAAAATGCAATTGATGTCGCTAAGATTATAGAGAAAGTTGGTTTTGAAGTTACTGATGAAAACGATAAACCTATTACTTTTGAAAATACTCCCGATGGAGTTGCTTCATATATTAATGAAGTTCTTGATGCTAAACGTACCGAATACGCTCAAGCTGGTGTTCAGCAACTTATTGATAAGTTTCCTATTGTAAGTGATTTCCTTAATTATTATGTTGCTAACGGAAATAGTTATGAGGGATTCGGTCAAGTTCGAGATAGAAGTACAATTGTTATTGATGAAAATAATACTGCACAACAAGAAGCAATAGTTCGCGAAGCCTTTAAAGAAAGTGGCAAGGTCGGAAGCATTGATGATTATATTTCTTTTCTTAAGAGCACTAATCGTCTTTTAGATGCCGCTAAACAAGACCTTGCTACTCTTCAAGAAAACGATAAGAGAATTAAAACTGAACAAGCTGAAATTGCTCAACGTAAAATTGAAGAGGATAAAAAAGCTGAAATAGCTTATTGGAATAAAGTTAAGTCTACTATTGATAAGAAAGAAATTGCTGGTTATAAAATTCCAGATACTATTCTTATTAATAAAAACGGTAAACAATCTGCTGCAACTGCTGATGATTTCTTTAATTATCTATATCAAGTTGACGATAAAGGATTTAGCCGTTATGAAAGAGAATTAATGGAAACTCCCGAAGAAGAACAACTTCAAAATGATTTGCTTCGTGCTTATCTTAAATTTACTGGTGGTAATTATAGTAATCTTGTAGACCTTGCGATTGCATCTGAAAAGACTAAGACGCTTCGTCTTAAAGCTGCTGAACAAAGACGTAAAAGTTCTATTAAAATTACTAAGCCTGCCGCAAACAAGAAAATTGGCGATAATATTGCTGATGCTCTTGGTTATGTATAACTTAATTAAAACTGTTGATTATGTACACAATGCGAGTTTTGTCAACGGGTCGTTATGATGATAGAGGTTACTCTAATGAAGAAAGTATTGCTAATCTTCAACTCACTAAACCTGTTGAAATTAATGCGTTTCTGACTTACAACTATGGTATGGACGACGACCGTTTTCCTCTTACCTTTATGACTGAGGGTCAAGGTAGTCGAGGCGTTAAGTCTGTTAAAACTGTTCAGTGGACTTGGAAGACTATGGGTCGTATGAAGTTTACTGATTATGTAACTTATTTCAATACTGCTAATACTAAGCCTGGTCTTGGTGGTGCAGAATTTGAAGTTCATGTTGCTACTCATTGGTTTATTGAACAATATGGTTTGATTTGTCCCGATGGTACTTTGCTTCGTATTCAGAAAGATTTAGGTGAAAGCGCTTACGGTTATGCTTATTTACTTGCTCCAGTTAACGCTTCTCCTACTGCTTACGTTGACCCGAAGAATTTTGCTAAAGGAACTTATTTGAGCATGTCTGCTCCTACTGTTTCTGAATCTTATTCTAAAGGTAATAGAAGTAATACTATGGGGCCTGGTTCTATGACTTCTCAACTTGAGTTTTTCCGTTATAGTAAAGAGGTTGCCGGTAATATTTCTAATGTTGTTACTGAATACGAATTTCAGCAAGGTAATGGTGGTGGTACTACTCGTCTTTGGATTTCAGAAGAAATGCGTCAATTCAATTTGACAATGCGTATAATGAATGAAGAACGTCTGTGGTTGTCTACTTATAATAGACTTCCTGACGGAACTATTCGTTTGAAAGATAGAGATAATAATAAGCCAATTCCTCGTACTGCTGGTATGTTGGAAATTTGTCGTGAAAGCAATTACGATACTTACGGTGAATATCTTACTCTTAACAAACTTGAAAGAACTGTTGGTGATGTTCTGAATAAAGATACCGATGATGGAACAATGAATATTGTTCTTATGGGCGGTAAAGGATTTATTCAAGATTTCCAATATGCTATCGAGAATGATGCTATGAGTAAGGGCTTTATTACTCCTCTTGGCGAAAAGAAGATTATGGACAACGGTAGCGGTCTTGCTTACGGTAAGTATTTTAATAAATACACTACTGTTGACGGACATACTATTACTGTTAAACATTGCTCATTCTTCGATAAAGGCACTATTGCGGAAGCTGCAAAACAAAACGGACAAATTCATCCTCGTACAGGTTTGCCTATTACTTCTCATCAAGCTTGCTTTATTGATTTCTCTTCTTATAAAGGCGAAAGTAATGTTCGTATTGTTCGTCAAGAGGGACAAGAATATATTGCTAAGGTTATTGAGGGTATGACCCCGATACCTAAGGAATGGGGTGTTTCTACTACTAATCGTGCTTCTACTGAAATTGATATGTCTCGTTATGAGATTAAGGGAAGTATGGGTCTGCAAGTAAACAACACTACTAAAATGTTCTTGCTGAAATGCGTATTGTAATAACTAATTAAACTAAAAAGATTATGCCTACAATTGGAACTGCTGCTGCTGAAAATAAAGAACAGGAAATTAATAAACCTGCCGCTGCTGTTGAAACAGCTAATAACCAAAATGGAGAAACTTCTCAAACTCTTAGAGAAAAAAGAGATGAAGATTTGAATGAACCTTATTTTGAAGATAGATATATTGTTATTGCTTTGGTTTCTTCTTTCTCTCTTTACCGTAAAGCTAACGATAAAGCTCTTGAAGAACGGAATGAATTTATTGGTAGTTCTGTTCGTAGTTCAAGAACTCTTTCTTCTAATAAAGGTGAACTTGAAGCTTATTTTCCTAATCTAATTGGTGTTTCTCCTACTAACGAAAACTTCGTTAGACGTGTTAAGGAATATCTTAATAACATTCAGGTTAAAGTAGATAAACTTGGTAAGAGACTTAATATTAGTTTTCATTATCATCATGTCAAAGACTATTACAGATTTAAAAATGCAGAAGAAGCTATTGATGCCGAATTTGCTGCTGTAAATCGCGGTGATAGTGTCGCTCTTGATAAAGCAATTGAAAATCGAATTATTAAACTTAATGCTCTTGAATCAGAAAAATACAGATACGGTTATCCCGATAATGTAGCTGATTATCTTCTTTATCGTCATTGTTTGTTATATAGTGATGTTGCTAAAGATACAGCAATTATTAATAACAAACCTAATATTAGATTCTATTTTAGAGACGAACAAAAAGAGAAAGAACTTGAAGCTAAGAAACGTCTTGAAATTAACAATGCTAAACGTAACTTCGTTAGTATTACAGCTAATGATAAACTGTTTGACGATGTTTATGCTGCATATTGTATATTTACCAATAGACCGCTCATTCCTTCTCTTGCAGAAGATAGAGTTCTTAAGGAAAATAATCTTGATTACTTTGCAAGTCAAGAACCTGCTCGTTTTAACAAAATGTGTACGGATAGAGATATAAGTCTTAAAGCTATGATTGAAAAACTTATAGCTTATGGTATTCTTATTCGTCATCCACATTCACAGAATATTGTTAGCGGTGCTGGTGATTTTATTGGAGCTAATATGAAAGAAGCTCTTGCTTGGTTTAAGAATCCTGATAACTCTGATATGCGTACAGCTTATGAAAATCAATTAAAACTTGCTTAACATTATGGATATAGTACAAATGCACATCACGTTCAGAGAGTTGGCTCAAAGAATGGGTCTGCATACTGTTCGTGCTATTTTTCCGGAAGATGTTGACATTTGTCTTAATTTTGCTATTGTAACTAAAACAAGAAACATTATTGCTGAAAATGCTCAAAACGTTAATGATTTGATAATTAAAGCTAATGCTGATGTTTCGCAATTAAATGCTTTGCGTAATTTAGCACGAAAGAAAGAAGTTGTTGTATCCCATAAAGGGCGTATAAACGATATTCCTTTTGTTGCTAATATCAGCAATAATGATGTTATGTTTTATACTCGATTTGCAATAGGTTATAGTGGCGAAAATGTTCTTTACGATTGTCGTATTATTGAAGCTGAATATCTTTATAGAACGCTTCAAGATTATTGCAATCGTCCTACAAAACAGCATCCTATTTGTGTTGCTGTAAATATTGATGGAGCTAATAAAGTTGAAATATATAATGGTAAATCTTCAATTTCTCCTGATAGGCTTATTTATAATTATATTAAGATGCCGAATAAAGTTAAACTTGATGAAGAACATCCCGAAAATAATATAGATTGTGATATGCCTGATTATCTTATTCAAGAAATAATTGAGATTGCTGTTCAATATTATAAACAAACATTTGCTCTTCCTAATGATCAAAAACAAAATTAATAAACTTATAAACTATGAGAACTTTTCTTTTAGGTTCTAAGGTAGATTTAGGTACTAATCTTAACCAGCTTACTGCTGGTCAGTTTGCTTTTTCTGCTTTAGTTAATGGTGTTCAAACTGTTGACTCTGATGGTAGTAAAATTAAAGATAAAGGATACATCTATCTTGGAAAAGAAGATAATAAAGGCGGTGATGTAATTGTTCCTATTTATAAGAACAATTTCAGTTTTGTTAAAATGACTTATCAAGCATCTACTGCTTATACTGGTAATTTTACAATTGTAAACCCCGTTGTTGGTGATGATTTAACTGTTGTAATAGTCAAGAAAGGAGTTCAGTTTAATGAACGTAATAAATGGACTGCTACAATGAGAGTTAAAGATGGACAAGATGCTACTGCTTGTGCTAAAGAATTAACTGCTCAAATTAATAATAATCCTGCTTCTGGAGTTACAGCAGAAAACGATGAAGGTAAAATAACAGTTACTGCTGTTAATAAAGGTGAGGATTATAAGATAGCACTTGGTGATGATTTGTTTGGATTAGATGTTAAAGAAACTCCTGTTACCGTAGCTTTGGCTGATGCTAAATATATTAAAGATTTGGCAATTAAAGCTGCTGCTGATGCTGGTATTGAATATACTTATCAAGACCCTGCAACTTTAATATATCCAGATTATCCTCTTAATCCTCTTGCTCAACCAGATAGTGCTGATGTAGGTTATACCGTATTTACGCTTAAATTTGCTGAGCCACGAGAAATGAAAACCGTTGACCAAACCATTAATCAGATTGTTCAGATTGCTTTGCCTACTGGTGCTACTGCAATCGCTAAAATTGAAGCTATACTTGAAGCTCTTGCTGGTGTTGCTTAATTTAGATAACATATCTGTATAATATGGAGAGCCACTATTACTGTATTAAATTACAGCGATAGTGGCTTTCGTTGTTTTAAATATAATGGAAGAATTTAAATTCTTTAATAGTATAATTGAAGATACTGTTCGTAATACTTCTTACGTTACTGTAATTATTTCAAGCATAGTATTTATTAGTTATACTATTATTATAAAACTAATAGACTATTTCAGACACAAAGATGATAAAAAATCTATTGTTGAAATGGGTCTTGCTGTTAAAGAAGTTAGTAATAATGTTGCTAAACTCAATGCTATATTAGATAATCTTTTTCAAGATATTACTAAAAAGAATTTAGAAAAAGGTAAAATTATTATTGAGCTTGCATTTTTTAATTTTCAATATAAGATTGTTAATCTTTGTCGTAATATTATTATAAATAATAACATTGATATAAATAAAGAATATGTTGTAGCGAGTATTACTAAAACCGTTAATACAGAATTTTATCGGGCATATCATACTCTTTCATTATATGAAATAAAAAACATTCCTCTTAGTAATTTTCTTAAAGAAAATTGGAAAGATGATTGTATTAAAGATGTACTTGCTATTGTTTATAACGGTCAAGAAGATAAACTTCGTATTTCACAAATTAATAACAATCTTGGTATTAAAATTGATAATTGGATAGTTTATATAAATAATAAATACAGTAAATATGAATGAAGATAAGCGACTTAAACATATTGAAGATAAACTTCGTAATAATATAAATACTGTTATTTGTAAAAATTTGGATAAAATAAATCTTGGATTTGTTTCTACAAATCTTTTTGGAAGTTCTTATTTTTATGATATTGTACGAAGTTGTATTGATTATAATATTCTTCTTACAGATAAAGAAAAAGAAAAAATAGATACGATATTTAATACTTCTGAATATGGACGATACTGTTTTACATAATATGAAAATTCCTATTGATTGGGTTTGTTCTTATAGACAAATCCAATTTTTGCTTATGGAATACGGTATATCTGCTATTGCCGGTTGCGATAATGTTTGTAATAATAAAAATAAAAATATTATTCAACTATGGAATCTATTTAAAAATGCTGTTTATGTATATAATACTAATGATATAGAAAAAGCAAATCGTATATATAATTTTATAGTTGATAATCTTAAAAGACATAAAGATATAAATGTCGGTTCATCTAAAATTGTTGTTGAAGATAGTGAAGTTGAAATAATTTGCATTGATGACGGTTATAAATTTGCTGATACTGAAACAAGTTATAGTTTTAAAGCTAATGACGATAGTCAATTAGATATTAAAGATAATGGTCTCGGACAAACTATTTATTTAAATATTGATTCTAAAAAAACTGTTACAATAGGCAGTAAAAAAGAAACTTTTGGTATTGGATATAGTTTTGTTCTTGACAATGATGAAGATTATTCTTGGATTAGTTATTCTGATATAAATAATGCTTTATTAATACGAGAAAATAAAGCTAATATACGTACTGCTACTTTTAAATTAGTTCAAGTAGAAAGCGGAAATATACTTACTGGTAAAATAACTCAAGAAGTTAATAGTTACGGTTATCGTTATACTATTACTTATGAACCTCAAAGTATTACACTTCCTGCTGAGGGCGGTTCTGCTTTTTTTACTGTTGATTCATATAAAGAGTTAATTAATAATACAGGAGAAGTTATTGGAGATAAAATACCAGTTAGCTATATTGCCGAATCATCCAGTAAATATTTTAAAGTTGATGGGAATAAAGTAAGTGCTGATGCAAATACCGAAGAAATTCGTTCTGCTGCTATTATAATTAAACGAGAAGAAGTCGGTACTTCGGGAAATAAAAAAATAGAATTATTTCAAGATAGTCTCAATAAGGAAATAAGATATACTCTTAAAACTAATATAGATACTAATGCTATTGATGCTGATGGAACTAATCCTGTTACTTTAACGGTAGAATCTTATAAAGAAACTTATATAAATGGAGTTTCTAAAGGAGATAGAACCGATGTTACATATACAGTTATTTCAGATAAAGGACTTCTTAAAAATAATACTTCTGATAAGTCTAAGTGGTATATGCCTGCTAATGATAATACTAATATGCGTAATGATAGTCTTATTGTAAAGCAGTTAGAAAGTAATAAAACTGAAATAATTAATATTAGACAAGACGCTGCCAGAGAAGAATTTGATTATATATTTATTGTTGATCAAGAAAATATTACTTCTCCATCTACTGGTCAAAATATTATTCTTAATGTTCAATCCTATAAACAACATTATATAAATAACAAACCTACAACTAAAACTCCTATTCAATATACGGGTTCAGTTGTTTCAGGTAATGATTTTGTAACTATTCAAGATAGTCTTCCTAATTCTATTACGATAGCTCCTAATGATGGAGAATCTGAAAGAACTGCTAAAATACTTTATACTCAACAAGACGATTCTAATAAAAATGTTGAAGTTAAAATTACTCAAACAGGAGCATCTGTTAGATATGAATATCATTTAACTCTTAATAGAAACGAAGTTAATTTAAATAGAGAAGCTCATAATGAAACTATAACAGTTTCCTCATATAGACAAAAATATACAAATGACTCTCCTGATGGCGGTCCTGAAGATGTTACTTATTATTTGCAACAAATAAGTGGTAATGCTAATGAATCTCAATATGGTGGTGTTAATGCTTCTCCTCAAGGAAATAGTATTTATGTTACTTCTAATTTAAATCTTACTGACCAGCAAGTTTCTATTCAATATGAAGTTATACAAAATGTTAGTTCTGGTAATCCAAACAAAGTTACTCTTACTATAAACAAAGCTGCATCAGAAGTTAGAGACGAATATTCGCTTGAAGTAAGAACAAATAAATTTGATATTATTGCTTATCCTGCCGATGAAAGACAATATTTTGAAGTAATAAGAGCTGAACGAAGACATATTATTAATGATCAAGTTAATCAAGTTGAAAGTAATTTAACATGGGAACCATCTTCTGATTCTTCTTGGATTCATGTTGGTTCTCAAAATGAGAATTATATTCTTTGTGACGAAAATGTTGAGGGTCATACAAGAACTGGACATATTACAATTAGATTGGTGGCTAATACAAATACCACTGTTGACATTACAGTTAATCAAGAACATGCTACTTTTAGTCAAAGACGTGTTGTTGATCTTGACAATAATTTTTTTGAACTAAGTCCGAATAATAATTACGCAGAAACTAATTATAAATTATTATATCAAAAAATTCGTAATAATAGAGTTGTTGAAGAAACTGATGAAAGCGATAATTATAAAACTAACGGACTGTATTGTTATTCTACTACCGGTTGTGGAGAAAAATGTTTTGAATGGAATTTTGGGCATAACGGTATTCAAAAAATTATTAGCGTTTCGTATTTAGGCAGTTATGTAGCAGAAGAAAAATTAGGTGCTCAAGGTTTATATAGAACTCAAAATGGATTATATACAACAACAGTAAGTGCTATATTTATTGCCGACAATGTAAAAACATTAAATATTGACCGTTACGATATTAATGATAATGCTATTTATGATTTCTTTTATCACGCTTTTCCTAAAGAATATAAATGTATTTATGCCGATTTGATTAAAATATTTATTAATTCTCATGATGATAATTATAAACTTCGTAAAGCGGTTTATCATATTAATTTATTTCAATCTCTTATCGCTGCTCATTTTTTCAACGATATAAAAAAGATAAAATTGTTTTTCGATTGTATTATTAATTATTTAAATAGTTATTTTAAAGATAATGATATACATTATGAATATCATATAAATGGTATAGAAAAAGATGGTCATGTATATCTCGATATTATTCCTTGTCAACGACCTGTTGATGTTTCGCTTGAATTAAATCCTATTGACGGTCATTTATATGAAGTTGATAATTCGGAAGATACAGATGCTATTGAATTTAAAATTGATAACAATAAACTAATACTAACTAATTATGAATATAAAAAATAAAGATTTAGGAAAAGTTGTTGTTACTGTTGCTAAAAAAGTTGTTTATGATTCTAATCAAGCTTATGAAAAGCTTACTTTTGTTAAACATAATGGTCATGTTTATCTTAGTAAGAAAGATGTTCCAACCAATCAACCCCCTACGGGGAGTGTTGACGATGAATATTGGCTTGATTATGAAATTAAATCTTATAATGCAACAATAGGAATAGCTTTTACTCGTTCAAAAGAAAAACCTGTTGCTCCTACTGGAGGTTCTTATATTAATCCGCACCCAGTAGAGGGACAATGGAAACCTGCTCCTTATGATGGGGAATTTGTATTATGGTATTCTATTCGTAGGTTTAATGAAAATGAAGATATTCAAGATCCTGCTTGGAGTGAGCCTTCTTTAGGAGGTTATGATCTTGATACTCTTGTTAATATACTTGCTGAAAGAATAGGAATTATAATTGAATAAATAAATCGTTTTTTTTTATGGTTTAAATAATTAAAAACATTATGGAAGATTTATCTAAAATTGTCGAGACTTTGGCTGCTAATAATCAGAAACTTAGAGTAGCTGTTACTAAAACAAGTGCGCAAGGTGAAGAAGCTCAGAAAGCTACTCCTAATATGATGAGTTTTAGTAATAATGAAAATAGTATTTGGTTTAATGCTAAGAAATACGGTGTTTTAAATCTTGTTGGATTGTATGAATTAGATAGTAGTTCTACATCTACTGAAATAGCTAATGTTATTGGTCCAGCTACTAAAGAACATTATACAAATCTACGTAATTATTTTAATACTGGCGGTATTGCTATTACATTTTATAATGATATATATTATCCGTGTAATGTTTATTTTGATGATAGCGTTGACAATGGTCAAATAAATATCGATTGGCTTGTAGATAACGCTGATGAATTAAATAGACACACCGCTATAATAGTTTTAAAAACTAATGGTTGGACGATAGAGTTTACAAATACTACTATATTAGATAGAGATTACGATAAATATAAATCTGCTCTTGGAACTTCCGTTCAAATGCCTAATACCGTTGGTGGTATTGCTGCCGGTACTACTGTTGCAAAGTTGAATGGCAAAAAGCAAAATCAAATTATTGATATGCTTTTATTCCCCGAACAGCAACCGCAAGTTGTTGCTCCATCTGCAACTATTCTTCTTAGTAGCGGTTTTGTCAATAATGAAATAATGGAAGTAGGAATGGCTGCTCCTGTTGCCGGTACAAATATTAAAACTGCATTTAATCAAGGTTATGGGCGTGCTGCTGGTCAACCTGATAAGAAACGTGCTGGTGCTTTAAATAGCGAAGCAAGTTTTATTTATTATGGTGGACAAGAAACTAATAAGACTTTACCTACTAAAATAAGTTTAGGAACTATGCAGTATAATTATCATGCTGCGTATGCTCAAGGTGAACAACTTGTAACTTCATGGGGCAATAAAGCTTCTATACAACCTAACCCGTTGCCTGCTGGAGCTGTTAATTCTGGAGCTATTTATATTTATGGTACTTATCCATATTTCTGTAATGGTGATAATGCTTCAACAAGTGCCGGAGAAGGAAATATGCCATCCGCTCCTACTCCTAATAAGAAGTTGAAATTATACAAATGGACTGATACTCTTATTGGTGCTAAGTTTGCTTCCGAAGCTTCTACTGGTACTCGTCTTGAATTTAAGTTTCCGTCCACAAAGAATGTAACTAAAGTCGAATTCTTTAATACAGTTTCCGGTAAATGGGAAGTATTTAGTTCTGCTAATTATGTTATTTCTGATGCTGGAAATATTGCTGTTCAAAGTGTTAATGTTGCTTATAAGAAACTTACTACTCAAGGAGCTTTATCGGGTGCTTTACAGTTAAGATTTACTGTTGCTAATGTTAGTCGTTCTGAAAACGATGAACCTGATACTTACAATGGCGAACCTATTATTGATGAAGTATTTAGAATGTTAGCTGCTAATAGCACTACTCTTCCTTTTGTTGAAGAATCTATTGCTATGCTTGCTGCTGCTGAACCAAGAACTCGTCCTGCCGGTGTTGCTGCATTTGCTGTAAACTTTGAACCTGGTGGTCAAGCTCCTTTGGATGCTCGTACTTTAGTTCCTACAAAAGCTGATTTGATTAATGCTGCTACTTATGCTTCTAAGAACTATTACAAAGGTATGCAAGTAATTGTTGCTGATACTCAAGAAATTTATGTTCTTAAAGATGTATCAAAAATTACTTCTGCTGATTATAGTGGTTGGAAACGAGTTGATGGTGGTGGCGTTACACAAGTGGTTGTTGAAAATGTTTTGACAAGCACTTCTACAACTCATGCTTTATCTGCTGCACAAGGTAAGATTCTTAATGACAATAAACTTAATAAGTCCGATGTTGTTAATAATCTTTCTACTACTGATGTAACAAAAGCCCTTAGTGCAGCTCAGGGTAAAATTTTACAAGATAGAATTAATGGTTTGGGTAATGTTTATAAATATCGTGGAACTAAAGCTGATATTAGCGAAATTATTGCCATTACTAATGCAATAGTTGGCGATGTTTGGAATGTTGAAACCGAATTCTCTGTTGGTGGTAAAAAATATCCTGCTGGAACTAATGTAGCCTGTATTAAGAATACTTCTGTTGATGAACATACCGAAGCTAACTGGGACCCTCTTGGCGGCACTGTTGATTTATCTACTTATGCTACTAAGGCTGAAATGAATAATGGTCTTAATGATAAGATTAATACATCTGCAATCAAGAATGATTTAACTACTGGTGGTGCTACTAATGTTTTGTCTGCCGAACAAGGTAAGATATTAAAACAACTTATTGACCAAGCTACTGCTGGTGGCGGTATTACTATTGAATAATAAGAATATGAATAAAAGCAATAATGGTTGAATAAATCATTATTGCTTTACTAATTACAGTCAATTATATGAATATGAATGACGAACTAATTGATGAACGTGCTGCTTCTCCTGTTGGACAACCGTTTAGAGTTTGTGCATCTAAAACAGAAGCTGAGGCACTCGAAGCTACTAAAACTAATCCTAATGTTCTTTATTTTTCTTCTGATACTAATACTATCATATTTAATGGTACTATGCGAACTAATCCTACTCCGGATTTAAGTTCCGTATTGAAGAAAACTGATATTATAGACAATACTTCTACTAACGATAATACAAAAGTTTTATCAGCTAAACAAGGTAAGCTTCTTAACGATACCAAGTTAAATAAAACTGATGTTATTAACAATTTAACTAATGATGATACTACTAAACCATTAGCAGCTTTACAAGGAAAAGTTCTTGATAATAAGAAAATTGATAAGTCTGCAATAGAAAATACGGTTAATAGTACAGACATTAATAAGGTTCTTTCTGCCGCAATGGGAAAGTATCTTAATGATAATAAAATTGCTAAGTCTGAAATAGTGGATGATACAAGCACGGATGATGCTACCAAACCTCTTTCTGCAAGACAA